CTATTGACTTCTTCTTCTGCCCAAGATACGATGACAAAGAGAATAGTTATGATGATTTCATGGAGGATCCGGAAGGGTACATAAAATCAAACACTGTCCTTGAAAACTTCAATGAATACAGTCCTGAAGAGTTAGCTGAAATTGTTGAGTCCTATAAAGATGGTTTCATAGCGTCTGCTATGGAATACATGTCAAGACATTAAAAAGGAGATTTGTATGAAAAGTGTTGGAATTATTTACTCTGGAACGCCTGATAAAGAATATTTCTTTCTTTGTCCTGTTGACGATATTGAAGCTGGCGATTTTGTAGCAGTTGAGACTCGAAACAATGGAATTAGCGTTGCTCGAGTGAACAGTGTTACTGAAGAAGATACTCTTGCCACAGCATGGGTGATTGGAAAAATCGACGTCGCTTCGCATGAAAAGCGTAAGTCAGACATGATCAGAAAGAAAGCTCTTCATGAGAAGATGCACGCTGAACTTGTTATTCTGAAGCAGCGCGAGGCTTATGCTGAAGCAGCTGAAAGATCTGAAACAATGAGAGCCCTACTTGAAGAGTATGACTCTATCAAGTAGCAATCTATAATGGTAGAGCCGGGTAATCCGGCTCTATTCATTAAAGAAAAATTCTTTTTTACCTTCTCGATAAGCTCCGACGACAACTCTGGTCAAAACGAAATCATAGTGAAGAAGTATCGACATCATAGATGGCAATGTTTCTTCGGAAATTGATAGCTACATTTCTTATCTCCCATTTTTTTAGAATATATATTAATTTTTTGAAAGGATAAATTTATGACAAGTCAAAAACTTGCAGATTTCGCGAAGAAGACAGGGATAACAATACGAGAAGGTGGAGACGTAAAACAGCAAAGCGCTGCAAAGTCTGACACTTCAAATCCAATGCACACTTACTACGGAATGCATTATTACAACACCGGTAAAATGCCTCCTGTGAACCTTAATAGCTGGGTGATATTTTATCAGCAAGCTTGGAGATGTGTGTGAAAGACTGGACGCTTGAAGACCCTAAAAGAGCTGAGCTGTTTAAGAAGCGAAGCGAAAAGCAAACTGGTATTCCGTTCAGTCATCTGTACTTTGAGAACAGGAACTGTGTCCACTTTCCTTGCCATAAAGGTGTAGATCTGAAAGAAGGGTTTAACTGCATGTTCTGCCGTTGCCCGTATTACTACAAGCTGGAATGTCCTGGAGGTATTGTTGCAGAGAATGGGTTCAGAGACTGCACTCCTTGTACATATAACCACAAGTTAAGTAATAGCGTTGAAATGTCTCAAGCGTATGTAAAGCCGGAGGAAATGTGGGAGTAATTGTTGTAGCTGCTGTATTGATATCGTTCGCTAAGATAGTTAATAGGAAATCAAGAAGAAAGCTTGCAGAGATGTGGTATCTCGGAATACTCCCTTACAAGCACAAGGATGATCTCATGCTTACAGAAGAAGCCATAAGGATGAAGAATATGAAGAAATTCATAAATGCCTATTGGCGTTATTTTTAAAGCAAAACTGGTATAATAGTATTGAAGGGGAAGTTAATGGTGACTTCTACTATTCAAAGGACTATGTATGAGTAATTTCTTCTCTGCCATTGGCACAGGGATCGCTTCATCTGCGAAAGCAGCTGGAAAATTTGCAGGCGACGTTCTCACTGCTATAACCGATGTGGCTACATCGGATTACGAAGCGAGACAAGAGGCCCGTCGCCTCTTAGGTGAGGATCTCTTCAAAGCGTGCGAAGAAGATCTTCGCAAAAGAAATCTCATTTGGTGGCCTAACGCTACTGAATGGGTTAAACTGAAGAAGAAAGATTAAGTTCAACATGGCCGGCAAAATTTGTCGGCCTTTTCTAATTCAAAAGTCCATGGAGGACAAAAATGATATCAACAAGAAAAGCAATCGCAACAATCGTTGCAATCTCTGTTACATCGATAGCTGTGGTAAAATTCTCAGCGGTTGTAGTAGAAAAAATGAGAGCCAAGCTCTCACAAGGTGCAGACGAAGTTGCAGATCTAGCGTCTGTAGCTCCTGATCCGGCGCCAGAAGTTGTAGTAGCTCCAGCACAGGATCAGGACCAGCTTGAGATGGATCAACTGGATATTGAGTTTGAGGAGCTGCAGGCTCAGCTCAAGACGAATATGTCTAAATAATCAAGGCTCCGGTAAAACCGGGGCCATTTTTTTAACATGGAGTTAATATGAAAGAGTTTCAAGGGATACCGGCAGAGACAGCTTCTGGGGAGAATCCAAAGTTTTTTTACAATGCGATCGAGACTCAGGCGTCAGGAACAATGATGTCATACAGAGATGCTTACCTTGATCTTGTAGCATCTTTCCCGACCGCCTCAGAAATGGAGATAGCAACTACTGCGAACGGGGCTGTTGTAATCGGCCACGCTAGAGCTCATGGTAAAAAGTTCATCTTTTCAGATAAATTGAAAGACGCTCTTTTTAGCACCGACACTCCGAAAGACATTCCAGAGATCAGACTTCCGTTCAAAGCTCTTATCATTGAAGAGTGGTGCATTGCTGAAATCGATGGAGTAATCCGCGGGATCAGAATGTATGGAGAAGGGAAGCTTGACTTCATGAGGTTTAATGCTTCCGAGAACTACCATGACGTCCGCGAGAAGTATAGCGGAATCATAAACATGATACTTTACCTTACCTCTGAAAAGCCAGACCTTGAGAGAGCTCATAGAAAGCCACAGAAGGTGAAGGGTGTGAAGCGGTCAACTATCTCTAATGAGGTGATCTATGTTGGTCGGAAGTACAAGGGGCAAGCGGTTCGAGTAAAAGATGGTTCTCGTTCACTGAATATTAGATTCTTGGTCAGGGGTCACTGGAAAAATGCGGCTATTAAAGGTGGGCACAAAAGGATTTTTATAGAACCTCATTTTCGAGGTCCTGATACAGCAGAAGTTGTAGAGAAAGCTTACAAGGTGGTTTGACATGGGTTCTAAAATAGATATAGTGGGAGAAAAGTTTGGGTCGTTCACAGTCGTTGAAATGACAAAGGTTGGGAATAAGTACAACGCTATATGCAAATGCGAATGTGGAACAGTTGAAAGGATATCGACATATAGGCTTACAAGGAGTGTCGGAGACCTAAGGTGTAAGAATTGCAGGTTGTCAGGAAGTGATATCACTGGTGAAGTTTACGGTGACTTTACTGTTATAGGAATGGACGAGGAGAGAGGTAGTAGAAGGAAGGCGATAGTAAAGTGTAAGTGCGGCAGGGTTGAAAGAAAGTATTCGTCTCACCTTAAAAAAGGAGCCACAGTAAGATGCTGGCACTGTGGGAATAAGCACGGGATGTTTAGAACTGGTTTACATGAAATATACAGAGGGATGAAGTGTGCGTCAAAAGACTTTGGAATCCCAATGTGTGAAGAATTCAAAAGGTTCTTTACATTTTATGAATGGGCTATGTCTTCAGGGTATAAGGAAGGCATGCATATCACAAGAGCTGGCTCGAAAGAATTTTCTCCTAGGACGTGTTCATTCTGCGAAACAACATCCCCTTCTGCTCACAACAGCCCTAAGAAATCTTTTACAACATCTATATACAAAGGTGTTCATTTAAAAGGTAGCAAGTGGAGGGCAAGGATACACCAAAACCGCGTAGTATACGAATTAGGAGCATTCTTTGACGAGAAAGATGCCGCTCGCGCCTACAATAAGAAAGCTCGAGAACTCTACGGGGATCTCGCTTATCAAAATATTATCGAGGAGGATTAAATGAATATTGAAAAATGGTTATACAACGAGCTCTCAGAAGCTCAGAAAAAAAGAATCTTATCAGAGTTCGAAGATAAGATTGTCAATGAAGTTCAGAATGTCAATCTGATCTCAAGCTCACTCGACTTAGATGACCTTGCTCAGTCTGTTGTTGACAGGATAAACTATGAGGAGTTGGCTGAAGTTATCAAGAAAAACATCTTGTCTGGAGTCAAGAGTGTTAAGCTTACTGCTGAAGAGCTTAAGCCGTACATCATCGAGAATCTCCAGCCTGTATTCGATGACTCGATTAGAGATATCAATACAGATGAGATTTCAAAGGCTCTTGAGATGAAAATATTGGAGGCCATGTGAATATCAGGAAAGAACTAGAAGCAGAGCTTGCAAGACACAAGGCTGCCTCTATCGAGATCCTCGAAAGAAGGATGCCGGAAGTTGAGCGGCAGATGATAGGTCTCAAAGTAAGGGATGACTGCAACGCTATCATTGTTGATTCCGTTGTGATAAATGTTGGTAACCTAACTTACGGACTTAGCGGGAAATGCATTAGGCTCTCAGACGGGGAACCGTTCAAAAAGGAGTGTAGATGCACAATGTTTTACAGCGCTGCAGTAAACAGAAATAATGCCTCGTTCCTCAAGAAGATGAATGGGTTTGACAAGAACTTCCAACTTAAAAACCTGATGGCTCTTGCATGAGACAGTATCCTCTGATGAAGAGCTACGCCGAGATGTCAGCGTATGCGTCAAAGCTTAACGCATATCCTGAGCGCGGAGATTTCTGGTACGACCAGTATTTCGGACTTAAAGAAGTGTACGATCCGAAAAAGGATATTGTTCTCAAGTCTCAGATTGAGAGCAGTATGAATATGAACAGGGTTTATTACCAAAGGTGGAGAAATGGTTAAGATAAATGGTGAACCGGTAACAGCTGCTAATGGCGTTGCTCGCAAAGGTGATGTTGTAACAATGTCAGATATTGACAATCCATTGTTCATGAATGCTGATGGCGCAACGATCATTATTGGAAGCAATGTTATGACGACAATTTCTATCAACGGAAGTGACAATGTGATCAAGGGTGGAGATTACGTTAGACTAATTACAATTGGTGGGGCCAATAATATCGTTTCAGTTGGGCACAATTGTCATATCAACGGGGCCATGAATGGCGCTATGATAGTAGCCGGGAAGAAGTGCAAGATCGCCATTAAAGGTGTCGGCAATCTTGTGTCAACTCTTGACGGAGCAGACGTTGCTATTGGTGATGAATGCCTCGTTCATGTAGCGTGCGATTCAAAAGTTGTAACTGGAAACAGAAGTGCAATCAAATCTTTCGCAAACGTGTCAATTGACACAGGTGACGAGTCGATCGTATCTGCTCACAGAGAATCGTCTATTGCTGCAAACAGAAATTGCACAGTATCAATCATTGGTAACCAAGGCATAGTCAATGTGGGTGCAAATGCAGGGTCTATCGCTACGTGCTCAGGAGTGTTTCACGAATTCAAAATGAAGCACCGTGTTCAGTTTGAAGACGGAGAGTTCACTTCTAAGCGAAAATACACGGTCGGTAAACGGTCGATAACTCTGACCGAGGAGGAATTTCTTGAATTAATGGCACAAAGGGAGACTAAATGACATTTGAAGAATTTTTTGATGTGTACAAACCGATTGAAAACCACATCGATAACAACGCAAGCTTTGAAGGCGTCATGTTCGAGACGTTCGGAGAAGAGCTTGAGTATGTTTTGAGTGCACATCCTAAGTGCGTAGTGACATACGCAGACGGTGATAATGGTACTTACATATTAAGCGGGTATCACTTGGTAAACCGGATCGGGTATTTCATTACCTCTATCCCGGTAGAAGAAGATTTGTGTATTGAGGTTACAAACGATAACGAGGAGGTTATTATGGATTATGTTAACGGATCAAAAGCTGAGTACGAAGCTCTTGAAGGAGAAATTCTATCTGGTACTGTTACTGAGAAAGTCGCGGTAAAAGCGCTGGACAAACTCATTAATGAAAATGAGATCGACGCATTTATTGATACTTTGAAAAGTATCAGATCTGTTGTTGCAAACGAGTCTGAATTGTTCACACTCATCTTCAGAGCGATCAAATCAAGGATTGCTATGGGCGCTTTCAGAATCGGCGGGGTAAATGTAGGGTTAATGGTCAGAAGCAAGGATGAGCTCGTAGAATTCATTGAGTTCACTAGAAGAACTCTTGATATCGCTTCTATGAGCGCATTCGCAAGTCCGATTGCCTCAGAAGTTTCAAACAAGCTCATTGAAGATCTTGAGGTGCTTGTGGAAGCTGGCGGCGGAAAAAACAAAGGCGCAAAGCATGGAAAGAATCCGTAATCGTTGCGACTATGACGATGAAGGGTTTCCAATTCTGTACCGCGTTTCAGACAATTCGGAAACTACCATCTGCCCGTTCTGTGGAGGTACCCACATACACGGAGGTGGCGACGGACATCGCGTTGCGCACTGCTACGATAAAAAAGTTGAGTACATAAACAACGGAAGAATCGTAAAATGCAGCAAAGGGTACTCTGTTATAACAGACAGAAGTAGTGCTCTAAACAAGCCCAATAACTACAGTGAAGAAGTTTACAAAGACTCTTAAGTAATACGACGTGCAGGAATTGTTCTTGCACGGCATTAAGGACTATTTATGAAGTACGCAATATCAGCAACGATCGATGTTGAGGCAAAGTCTTACAGAGACGCTATTGCTATCGTGAAGAAAAAAGGTTTCAAGTGGCCTACAGCGGTCACGCTTCCTGAAGAGACACTTCGCCAGGTTGTCGATGCAGAGAAGCGGTACACAGTGTCAAGAGAAGGCGTTGTCATGGTTGACAACGATGGCAAGACAAGTTCTCTAAAGCTTGTCGATGAGCGATACGGAACTGTGTCAGTGTTCTACGGAAAAACGAAGAAGACGAAGAAGATCCGAGACCTTGTCTGGGAGGCGTTCGTTGGAAAAATACCGTATGGAATGAAGGTAATAACAAAAGTCGAGGGGGACTACTCTCTCGAGAATTTGGAGCTAAGATGAAGTGGCCATTTAAGAAAAAGAAGAAGGTGAAGTTTGCAAACTGCGTTCGGTGCGGAACACCTTTGACTGATGTTGTCGGGTGTAAATGTGGACTTTTAATAAAATCGCTTAACGGATCTCCGGTAATAGTGTCTCATTGTGACTGCGGAGGAGAAGCCGTGTGCAGACCTGGTGGAGATTCTTCTGAGTGTAACCTGTGTGGAAAACATCATTTCGCCACGGACAGTGGGATCGTGTTCTACAGAAAAGCGGTCAATGGGAGGTTCGTTGATAGTTAGAGTAGAGACTTGCACGATATGTTCCGGAAAAGGGTGTGACCTATGCAACGGCACCGGAAGAGAAGAGATATCTGTCGAGGGCCGGATTAGATCTGCCATCCTCTATGCGCAGACTGGAAAAGTTGATAGAACAATTGAAATGTTAAAAAGTGTACTGGAGTAAATAATGTCAGACGAAACAATGCTTAGCAAAACTGTAAAAGTGGCACGCAATTTAATGAAGATCCAAATCAGCGACCGCATTAAAGAGCTTGACAGTTTCATGGACGATCTGAATCGTGAGGATAACACTCTCCATAAAAGGGTACATGAGATATCTGAGTCGTACTGTTCAGATGCTCTTGCTGGCAACAGAGCTGCGTACAAATTTTACCTTGCATTGCAAGAGTATGTTCACAGTATTGATCCTGAAGATATTGATGAAGATGAGTTTGAAGCAGAGTTTGGCAATGGAAGCTCTAGCGATTTCATAATAACGCCTTCATCTGTGATTGATGCCAGAATCAGAAGAGTAGGTGACGAAGCTCCTTATTCGTATACGTTGCACTACACGTTTAAAACAGGTTACATCAGCTTTATCCAACCACAGAGTTTCACTTTCGATGTAGGCTTTTCCGATGAAGAGCTCAAGGTGATTGCCAGCAAGTATGACAACAGAGACAGGTACGATAAAGCCAGAAACGAGATAAACGAGCTCAAGAAAAAGCTTAATAACATGGACGAGGTGATCATGCGTGTTGAAACTGAAATTCTCATTAGTGAGATCGGGAATGACACAAGCGCACTTTCTACCGTACAAAGCCTTGTTGACAAGTATATTTCAGGTGGAAAATTGCCAGATGTAATTGCTTACAAGGAGTAAAAATGATGAAGCCGCTTGGTGACAGGGTGATGGTTAAACAGGTTGATGAGAAGAGCAAGACGGCTCTTATCATACCTCAGAACTTGGTGAGAAGAGAAGAATATGCAATCGTGCTTGGAGTTGGTCCAGACGTTAAGCATATCGTTGAAGGCGATAAAATCTACTTCGACAGATACTCTGGCACAGAGTTCAAAGATACCGGATATTTATTCCTGCACGAGAACGAGGTTATCGCTAAGGAATAGTGTTATGCGTCAGTGAAAAATGTTATAACTATATTGATGGCACCTGATTAAATGATCAGGTGCTTTTTTAATTTCTATAAAAGGATTTTGGAATGGCTGCTAAAAAGAAACCTGTGACGTCAACAATGACTTCTACTGAACAAATGGCTGTAAAGGACCAAACGATCGCAAGCAATGCGCTTCGCATGTGCCTTGAGAAGATGACAAGCTCCCTTGCCCCTAACGACATCTCTGAAAAAGAGATTAAGAAGCTTAGAGAGACTCGGTTCGCTGCCAACTCACTCAGCCTCGCTTCTACGAGAATTTTGAATAGCTACTACCGTTAAGTTTAATGGGAAGAGTAAGTAACACGCCAGATGCTAATCTTCCTTTTTTTAAGGATCTTACTATGAAATGTATAGCTTGCAGTAAAAGGTCTACAATTGCAAATTCAAGTCTATGTAAAATATGCTCAGAAAGGAAAGTTACAACTCCTGAAAATCATTACATTATCGGGTCAAGATGTACCTTTTTAATATCATGCGAAAAGTCCGACAGCCTTACTGACAAGGTAAAAGAGCTGAGATCACTTGCAATTGAAGGTAAGTGCTTTTGCGGAGAAGATGCTTTAGAAGACTTTGTATTCTGCAAGGATCACAAGAGGCTCGCATCTTACGCTCCTAAAAAGAGAGCAAAATCAAGCTGCAGTATTGAAGGGTGTGATAATTACGCCTATAAAAATGGGGTGTGTTCGCGCCACTCTAAAAATTGCAAGTACTGCGGAAAATTAAACAAGTCCGAAGTATGTATTGAATGCACTACAAAGCTTAGGCTTAAAAAATGGACAGGGAACCTTAACTTATTTGAAGACTCTTTAGGATCAGTTTCAACAGCAAAAGTTATGGGAGTTTCATTGAAAAGAACAAGCTCAAAGTGTAAGTGCGGAGCTATGTTTAAAAAGAATGCATTTAGAACTGAGTGTTCATCTTGCAGTCCAAGGGAGCTTCGTGATGATTCAGGAGACTGGAACCGATCGTGCAAATTTTCCCCAGATATTTGGGAGAAGGAGTGCAAGGAATCTCACATAAAATATGCAATTTACCTAAAGTCAATAGGAGCTCTTGGTGAAACTAGAGGTGATTCAGATATTTACAAAAAATGGGTTGAATCAAATACTTGAAGGTCTTATCGACAACCTTGGAATTTGCGAGTGCGGCGCCGTAACAATCTCGTTTACAGATGGAACTTCTGCATCAATGCCTACGAGCGAGTTTGAGTCCAAGTTAGGGTGCGAGCTTACAATTGACATGATCAATAGCGACATGTTCTCTGGAAGGTGGTTCCAGTGTAACCACTGTGTTAACGGGTGGGGTATTGACCTGTGCAAGTGCGGGTCAGGAGAAAAAGCTGAAGAATGCTGCGGAAATCCTTCGCAGTGGATAGGACCGAAAGGGGCTCTTGGAAATGGGAATGAAAGAAATTTTCGCTGAGATAAGCACGTCTAAATCTCAGATGATGATACTATCGGAAAGAATCGACACCATTGTAGAAAATGCAATAGATTCGATCGGGCAGAATCCAAAGATAAAGAACGTAAATGGCAACTCTTACACTATCAATGTGTCCGACTTGACTGACGACCTCAATCTTCACTCAAGGCATTACGACTTCAGATGGTGGAAGAACTGTCTCAAGAGTGAGCTTTCAAAGAAGGCCGATAAGGAGAAGTACCTTATCGAAGTCATGAAAACAGGGAAGATTGGTTCGATGAAAATGAACCCAGACTTCTACGAAGAATTAAAGAAGGTGTTCAAGTGAAAAAGATAGTAATTTCAGATACAGACTATGAGAAGGTGATGCGGTACTTAAAGTACGCATCTGAAGCAATGGTTGAAGAGAAGTATTATAATATAGCCGGAAGCATTAAGGATGTCGCAAAATCCATAAAGTCTTGCACAAAGAAAAGTGTTAGAGTTACAGGTGTGATCGGAGAAGGCGTATTCTCAGTCTCAAGGATTAACACTAAAGACTTCGAGTGCAATCCTGGTATTGAGGCGCTAGACAGTTTCAGAGTAGCTTCAAAGCTTTCATTAAAAAGGGGAGATGTTGTCGGATGGACAAAACTGTAACTTGTCACAATTGTGATCGCGACATAGAAGAAGAATTTGACGAGGCAGTTGAATCGAGCCGGCTTGATAACTGGGACAGCTATTACCCCGTTTCAGAGACCTCCACTGTAATCATAGAATGTCCTGGATGCGGCAACTTTGAACATATCGACTACAACGTAGAGACTGGAGAAAAATGCGTAAACTAAAGATCAAGAGTGTGAAGCGTGTGAATGCCGATTTCACACTTTTCATTGTTGAAATCAAATCACACTTTACAGTGAAAGCTTGCTTTGGAATGATAGATGGAAAGGAGGTGATGCTTGAGACTAATGGGTTGTACGGAAAATTCGGTACGCTCTCTACGATTAAAGCCCCTGAAATAATCAGAGCTGTCAATGAAAAGCGTGCTCATTCAGGTGTTAAGTATGCGTCAAAATACGATGTAAAAAAAGCGCTTGAATTACCAGAGCCTGAAAGCTATTTTCCGCTAATGAAAGAAGGAGGTGTTTATGCAATTAGTAAGAGCCGATAACTCGGTTGAAATCAAGCCTGGAGATTTTGAGTGGGTTACACTAACTCATCCTAGAGTTGAAGAGGTTGAAGTCCATCTTAGAAACAGAAGAGTCAGTATTATTGACGCTAACGAGTTTGACATTCTCCTGTTAAACGAAGGTGAGTATCCGTTCCATGTTATCAAAGGTGATTACATTGGTTGGTACCATGAGGCTGCGTCAAATATCGCTGGAACAAAGATCAAAAGAAAGAAGTGGTTCAATTTTGGAAAAAATTAAAGTTCTCATTATCGGAGACATGATCCCGCACTACCAGACTCCTGGGAGCGCAGGGTGCGACATTTGTTCAGCCGAGGAATACAATCTCATCCCTGGTGAGTCAAAAGTCCTTAAAACAGGTCTTATGATGGCAATCCCTGAAGGGTATGAAGCTCAAGTAAGACCTCGCTCTGGACTTGCTGCAAAACACGGTGTCACCGTACTGAACACCCCGGGTACAATTGACAGTGACTACAGAAATGAAGTTGGCGTAATCCTTATCAATCATGGAAAGAAAGATTTCCACATAAATATTGGAGAACGAATTGGTCAGTTTGTGTTCGCTGAATATGTTCAAGCTGATTTTGAAAAGGTTGAATCACTTGATGAAACGGAGCGCAAAGGTGGCTTTGGACATACAGGAACGTAATGGCTACAGCGTAGTCTCTGTCAAGCTCGAAGATAAGATTGTGTCGATTAAGTTCGACAACGTCTTTGACAAAAGCAGCATGTTCTACTTTGAAGGAAGAGGATATGACAGCGGAGCATTTATTGACAAAGGCGGGGAGATTACAAAGTACGATGCTTTATGGAAGCTCCTCGACGATGCAACTGATGAAGATCAGACAGCCGTTTTCAGAGAGCTGAAGTTAGCCGGTGTTATACCGGTGAGTAATATGTAATAACAACTATGGAGCGCACCACGCGCAAACCCGCTACCCGGTATGGGCCAAATGGAAAACATACGCAAGAGTGGCGCTCCGCATATATTTTAGTTTTGCATTGTAATTGGCTAAATAGCCGGAAAGGTTACCGTATGAGATTTATTATTCTCGCCATCTTGCTTTTAATTGCAAGCTGCGCAAAGATCGAATCCACTGGAAAAGTTCCTGTGGGCGACAGTATTACCATTGTGGTCGATTCTGTTGACACATCAGTGTCTCAGATTGACAGTGTCATCGATAGTGTAAACTATTTGATCGACAGTTCCAGAGAGATTGTTCCTGTATCGGATAAAGACCCGAAAGACAAAGATGTTGGATGGGAAAACAAAGCCGATTCAAATATTAATTCTGACCGGATCCCGAGTATTAAAGATGTTGAACCAAAAGATGTTAATGGGCCAACAAGTATGATTGAGAATCGAGGGCTCTTTCCGAAGGGCGATTTTGTAAAAGGTTGTTAACATAAATAAAATCTACAATGCAAAAAGAGACGCAATCCCAAAGGGTTGCGTTTTTGTCGCTAGGCCTTCAAAGTTCGGAAACCCTTTTGTAATAGGCGTTGACGGAGACAGGCTTGAAGTTATCGAAAAATTTAAAGAGTATTTCTACGCGAACGACAGCTTGAAAGAGGCTGCGATAAAAGAGCTCAAGGGTAAAGACCTTGTCTGTTATTGCGCCCCTGTAAAGTGTCACGCTGAGATACTCATGGAGTATGCAAATGCCGAGTAGAATTCTTCCGTTTGACACGGAAACAACAGACTCAAATGCTGCGACTTGTGGTCTTCTCACAATATCCGGAGCAATCGTAATTGACAAAGTGATACAAGAGTTCTTTGACTTCAGAATGAGACCTCACGAAGGGTGCTCAATGAATGACAAGGCCTTTGAAGTTACAGGGATCAATAAGGACGAGTGCCTTACTTGGCCTGACCCTTTGGAAGTGCTTAACGATCATCTCGTCCCTATGCTTGGGAAGTATGTGTCAAAGTTCAAGAAAGACCAGTTCTTCATCCCGATGGGTTACAACAGCGGATTTGATAAAGATGTTTTGTGGAATTGGTTCCACAGACTTACAGGGTATGGATCTGGGGCTTATGTTAAAACATACGACCTTGATATCTTTGCTCCTGTAAAGTATCTTTGGGCCGCTGAAGTGATCCCGCAGGACATCGAGAACTTGCAACTTGGAACAGTGTGCAAACACTATGGAATCCCTATTGAAGCGCACAACTCATTGTCTGATATTGTTGCGTCAATTACCCTTAACAATACCGTGAACAAGTCCCTCAAAATTGAAGGTCTTGATTGCACGAAGATACGGAGAAATTATGAATTATGAAGAAATGGGAGTTCTTGAAGAACTCAAAACTGAAGGAGCAGCGGTTGAACGCAATAAAGATGGTAACGACAGTGATCTTAGCGATCTCGGCTACGGCGGAGCTGATCTGGAAGTTTCAGAGTCGGTCTATGTCCAAAGAACAAGAGATCACGAAGACGAAGTCGGCGGAAACTTCGGCGGGGTTCTTTCGACGGGGTCGCAAAGAGGTCCAAGACTTCCGCAAAAAGCGGTAATCGATACTGGAATGAACTTGTCTGGTTTCGCTGTAGAAATTGACGGGAATTACACTCCTGTCAATGATAACACCGCTCACAACCTTGAGTCGGTCAAAGCGCGGTTCACCGACGGGAAGTATCTCGCGATAACTCCTGGAGGGGGGATGAAGCTATGCAAAATCCTGGAAGGGAATCCGACGGTGGTACACCACGGGAAGAAGATCGCGTCCATGGTAGACGGAGAGTGGTTACAGTAGAAGTTCACGAGGATTTTTATGACAAGTTCATAAATCTCGTAGGCAACTTCAATGCAATAAAAAACGCCGGAGATCCGGCGTTCAAAGCAAAAGTGATGGGAGTAGATTAATCTACTCCCATTTTTTTTAGCTATTTACTTAAGCGCAGTCGCCGCAACTGCAACAGGTACGATTCGAGAGTACGTGATTGAACACGCTTCTTGAATAATATTCTGCTGAGCACTAATGCCGAAGTTGTGTGCTGAGATCAGACAGTCTTCGAAGTACAACATTGCAACGTTATCCTTCTTCTGATCTCTGAACATGAGACAAATCCCATGAGAGATATCAAAGAAAGAAGAAGCAAGGTTTGCATAGAAATTACCTGAACCAACCTGAGCCACGCCTGCTTTAGTGAAGTTGTCAGTAATAGAGTACAAACCTCCTCCTGCAGCATTTGCAGCTGAAGGGTTTTCTGTCCCGCCTCTTTGAGCTGTTAGAGCCTTCATGAGAGAAGCTCCGTCAAAGAATGCTCTTGCAATCTGAATCTGGCCAACTGTACGACCAGGCACAACGTAGTTCAACTTAGACCCAATCTCAAAGATCTGCTGAATGTTCTTCTGTTGTGAAACAGAGAACTGGTCAACAAGACCAATTGGGATAAGCTGTGTTGTTTTAATTGCTACGTCATTTTCTGCAAGCTTAGAAGGGCCGGCAAGAATCAGTACAGTCCCAGCTTCAACAAAGTCTTCAGGCTTGAACGTCCCACCTGTTGCTGTTGCTGTAGTATTGACGTGATTGGTATCCCAATCCCATCCTGAAATGCTAGTAGTTTCAGCCATTATTATACTCCCACATTTATTGTGATGTCATAGTAGTTACCAGCAACGAATACCGTTCCTTTTACTCCAATAACGATTTTGTCAGCTACTTTTTCGTCGCGGTTAATGCTAACGATAGTAAGTCCGGAAATGTTTTTGCCATCAACAAGAGCGCCTGCTGCAATTACCAAAGAAGCTTTGAGGTTCTTGATAAGCTCAGGAGTAATGTTGTACACACCGATGAACTTGCGAGCAACTCCGCGAAGAGTTTTCGCGCTAATGTCAACCTGCTTGGTGATAGACCACTCACGAGTGAGAACGTCTTCCATATCGGTTGTAAGGTCATGGCGAGATTTAACTACGTTTGTAGTGGTAATCCCATCCTGAACGATAATATCGATACCGCCAGATCCGATCTCGTCAAGCAAATCAACATCCCAGTAGGTGTCTGTTGCAAGTGAAATGTTCGTGATTGAACCGATAGCAACACCGAGGTTGGTAAACGACTGAGAAGGCTTCTGACCATCATCAAGACCAGCGTAGTAAGCTGTGATGAAGTATGGAGGAAGAGTCATCTCTTTACCGTTTACTGTGCCAGTGAAGTATCCTGGACAGATAATCTTCGCACGTCTGTTTGAAAGAGCTCCAAGAGCTTTTACACGCTGAGATTTTGCAAATGCTGTTCCGATAGAGAACTCAGCAGAAGCAACTGATCCAGTGAACGTGACAGGTTTAACCTGAACAGATGTGGCTCCTGGTGTTCCGACAACTTTTGTAGTTGCAAGAGTTTTACCAGCAGAGTCTTTCAGGATTACGATATCGTCAATGTCAGTTCCAGCAGGGGCAACCATAGTAAGAACGCCGGAAGCGTAAGTCCCGTTTACTTCCCCAAGAGCGTACAAACTCTTCTGCTCGTATGTCAAGCGAGCGATACGCTCATGAGCCTGATATGATTCAGACTGCTGACTTACATAAGACAGAACAGATGAAGCGATCGAGAAGTCGGTCCCGAATGCATGCGAGTAAACATCGAACATTTTCATAGCTGCGAGAGCTTTTGTATATTCAGCAGAAATTGTCGCAATTGCAGAAGACAGGTTGAACGCATAAATAACTTTGCCGCCGTTACCAGCGAGAGCCTGAGATGCCATGAATGCAAGTTCGTTGAACGGAGAAACTGTACCGAAGTACTTTTCAACATCGTTGAGACCTGTAATGCGACGGACGTTCTCTACTTCTCCAACATTAATTGCACGATAAGAAGCGCGGATCTGAGAAGATACCGTGGTTTTAAAGTGGTCATAATTTCCGGAGGTTGCTGTAGCAACTCCGCTGATAAACACGTTTGTTCTAGCCGGGTTAACACCAATTACTTTGAAGTAAGAAGTGCCGATTTTAACAGTGTCGCCAACAGATGCTGTTCCAGCCGCTACGGTAAGCTTGTTTTCGCCTACAACTGCTGTGAAAGCAACATTGGAGATGAATTTAGCGAAACCTGCAAGTCGAGCTGCTTTTACGCTTGTGATAACAACAGTTGATCCGCCACAGCTTGCAGTGAATCCGAACACTTTTGAAATGTCCAAGTAAGACACGTCTGTAGTGTAAGATGCTTCTGTGTTGATCTCAATTGCATATCCGTTGTTGAAAACGCGCTTCACAGAAGCTTTGTATTCAACATTTACGCCAGAAATATTAGAAGTGAACTTAATGATATCACCGGTTTTTACAGACGAGATTGGAGAGTTAAGCAAAATTGTGTTTGCAACAGTTGGCGCAGTGCTTGTTGCTCCGATAACGATCTTCTTCGCAGTCGCATCGTTCGTAGCAGCAGTTTCAAGCTCGATTGTCAATCCATCAGTAGATACTGTTTTGACACGGCCAATCGATACTCCGTCGCGAATAACTTCGAGACCAGCAAAGATTTCGTATCCAGTAATACTCTGAGTAAGAACAACTTTTCCACCTACAACTGTAGATACAGCTGAGTCTGTTCCGAAGTACGGCATTGATGCAGACAATACTGTTCCGCTAATGTCATAAGACAGGTTTTTAGGAATACTGATTCCAGTGGCAGAGAATGTAGCATTGTCAACAGGGTACTGAGCACCATTTGTTGATACTACTACTGTTGGTGCATAGAAGTCAAGAATACGCTGTCCGGCAACAGTCTTATCGAACACCACTTTTTTATCAGTGTTGTATTTAAGAATTGTGTCGAAAGCAGATCCAACTTCTCCAACGGAATCATTTTCAAAAACTTCATAAGAAGTACCAATGATAGCCGCCGGAAGACCTTCTACTGCAACCGCGCCAGGCGCAGAGCTGAAGGTCTGCTCAACGGCCACATTAGGGCCTTGGTAATTACTCATACATTCTCCTTTTTAGCTATCCAGTGAATTCCACTGGTATTCCAGATTATATTGTAATTTTTCGTAGTACTAGGTGCGAACGTTGCATCTTTAAGTAAAATGCTATGATCGCTCAAAATGCTTATTATTTCATAACTTGTTCCATCGATATTTGCGTAGTAAAGCTTCCCTGGTTCAAGGAAGTAGTCGTAAGAGTAGCTCTCACCAAAAGTCTTGTTCAAATCAGTTAAGACATTCGCATCTAACACGCAAGAGCTCTTGTCAGATATCTTGTCGTATCCAAGAAACTCGGTCATATTGAACGGGTCTCCTGCGGTGTAGTCACGACTGCTTATGTACATTGAAGAAGAGAATGCAGGAACAGACACTTCATATCTATGAACTACTGAATCCACAACCTTTGGAACCTCTTCTCCAACGCCGATTATCTTGAAATTTCTCAAGAATCCTGACTTGTGGATTATCCCGTGTCTTTCAGTCTGCAAATACTCTGCTATGAATTGAGCAATGTTAGATGCTTCGATAGAAGATCTTGCTCCAACTGTAAACATTACATTACCCTCAAGTGGAGCGGATTTTCTTTCGAGAGTGATGTTATCACCTTCAATGAAATCGTCGATACCAACTCGAAGAAAGTTATGAGACCCTCTTCTGACAGTTATGTAAGGAGAGCTTAATGGAGTCTCATTGTTTACGACGAATACAGAGCTAATTCTAATTCTCGATACCTTCTGGTCCTTGTTCCACAAGTACATTGGGGTCACCAACTCCTCATCAGAAAAGATGTGCTGAAGATAGCTTATAAGCATACTCGTCAGTTTACCAGATGGCATATCGAACAAAATTAACCCCCATTCGTTCAAATAAAATACTTATTGCGCAGACCGTCTGTCTCCGTAAATCTTTTTCACTTCAAATTCATATCGGTCTTTTGCTTTTTCAATAGCAGCCTTCTCGTTCTTCCTGATCTGCTTGACACTTTCCATGATAGATGTGAAGTACGAAATTGTGTACTTCTCTGTTATCATGTTGATGTTAGGCGCCATATTGGATGAGCTTGGGATTTTCAAAAGCATGCCGTCCCACACAATATGATGGATTAACCGGTTTGCCTCAGAGCACCACTGATCAAATGCTGCTGGAGCAAGATCGTCTTTGAAGTCTTCGACTATTGCATGGCAAAGTTCTTCGCCTTCAGCAATCGATTCGATCAAAAGCGACTCGTACCCTTTAAGCTGAGAGTCGTTTACGATGGTCTTGTTGGAGCACACTCCACCTTCTCCGGTAAGACAATCGATGCTGCCGAGGCGTTTCATCATGTCCTGTCTGAAGATGTACATCATGTCGTATTTCATAGTCTTAAACTTACCTTTGATCGTATTCCTGATCGAGGTAAGAGTATCGATCGTGGCAGTTCTTCGAGATGCTTCAAAAGCGTCTCTCTGAAGCATTACAAGATCTGTTTTGTACGAAAGAACTTTTATGATACTGTCAATGTGACGCTCATGTGTCTTTTGAAGATTCATGATCTCAATAAGGTGAAGCTCTTCCTTTTCAATGAGCTTCTCTTCGGCTTGAGAAAGATCGTTTTTCAAGATCTTTATTTCAGCATCAAGAGAAGACTTTACAGATGTGAGCTCCAAAGATATTGACCCTATCTTTGAGTTTCTATCGGTAACAGTCCGGTTTCTTCTAACCTCATTGAAAATAGCATATGCTATCGATGCAACAAGGAAGATGATCATTTTATGAGTATCTGAAATATCTACCTTTCCGAGGGTTTCTAAAAACCAAGCTTCCATCACATTACCTCTTCTGGAGATGTTATAAATTCATGTATCTTATAGAATTCATGATCTCTCTCGAGTTCAACCATAGTTATAATTTGGCTCGCAACATGGTTTGAAGTTGATCCAGAATTATCTCTTGAAATAACCGGTAATTTTGTTACTTCAACAGAAGTTATTAAGAATCTCTTCCCGGTCATCTCTTCTATTGCATAGTCGTTTGTATCGACAAGAGGATAGTTTGACAACCTGCCTTGAAGCGTATCGGTGACCATTTCGCCTTCCGGGATTGCACCGGATTTCTTAGGGTCAGAACTTACCGATATAAAAGCAGATATCTTTTCGTAGGTACCAAGAACATACCCAGTGCTGTGGCACTCTGGACAATTGCTAAACTTCGCTTCGTCTCTGAAGTGATCCCAGCAAACTGGGCATCTTGCTCCTGACTTTGCAGATTTAACAATCCAGTAAGGGTTCCCTTGGAACAGTCTGTTCAGAGTTGTCTCGTTATAGATTATTGTTCCGAGGACGCCGTCGTAATTTGATTCGAGATGGACTATTCCAGAGTCTGCTATCATTACACCAAGAGCATCATAGACCTTGATTTTATAATAGGCAGTCCTGTTCGTGTTTCTTATGATCCTGTTGTCGGTGTACTGAGTATCAGTGCAATTTGGACTAAGGACAGAAAAACCACTTTCAGGGTTAAAGCTGAAAAGCACCTCAGCATAAGCCGAGGTGTTTACAGGCTCCCATGATATTACACGGGAGTCGTTTCCATCAGATATTACATTAGCCTTTATTCGCATACGACTTCGCAAACTGAATAACTTCAGCGGCAGTGTATTGCTTTTTAGGATCGAGTCCAGATGCGCTGATATCGTCAGCTGTTCCTTCGTTGCTTACAGCAGGAGCAATCTGAGCTGCGAGCTGTTCTTCAGCGGCACCATCTTTGCCTGGAGCAGCAGGAGCAGCAGGCGCTACTGGAGCTTCCGGTGCAGCTTCTACTGGAGCCTGTTCTACTGGAGCTGGAGCAGCATCAGCTGGAGCAGCAGGAACAGATCCACCTTCAAGCATTCCTTTTGACACTTTTGCAGCGATTTCACCAGCTGTAGCTGCAACGATCTTGATCGCTTCAGGGTGGCCAGACAATGCTGCTTGCATCAACTCTTCTGACAAAAATGCCTGCGCAGCGAGAGCTCCGTAATGCATCGCATCAGCAACAGGGTCGCTCTGTGGCATCTCTTCTTCAGTAGGGATAGCTTCTGGATCTTCCTTTGCAGGAGCAGGCTGTTGACCAGTCTCTTGTCCAGGATTCTCCTCAGGAACTGCTTCATTGAAAACTTCTGTATTTTTAGACTCTGCCGCAACTTTCAAAATGAAAGAGTCAAGAGAGTCAACTGTAACTTGGTGGTTCATACGGTCCCCCGGTTATATATGCGTAAGGAGACGGACATCCTCCGAAACCTCTTGCAATATTTACACTTAATTTCATTTGATAGAAGTTCTTTTTGAGAGACTCCATCATACTAAGAAGTAGCTGAATCTGCGGAAGGTATTTGTTTCCATCCTGGAACTTAACAGTGATTCCGCCGTTATTGTACTGTAGGTCGTTTCTTGCATTGAGAATGTTGTTTGATATCAAACAGTGTATCGTAGCAAGAAGAATGACTAGCTGAGGGATTGGAAATCCCTCGTAAGAGTAAAACCCTATGACCGGAGCCATAGAGTTTAATTCCGCCATAGCCATATCAAGATACAGACTTAGATCCAGCTCGCTGTTTTCTTCCCTGAACTCCAGAAGTCTGTTCAACTCCTCCTTGTCCTTCAGGAACGCTCTCAGCTTCTCCACATACTCCGTCTGTGTCATCTGTCGCCTCATCTTGTTTAACTTCGCTGATGCAGCTATGGATGATGGTTGCGATCAAAACGTTTTTGTCGCCATGAGAAGAAATCCCATGAGGAACAACAACGGAAGAACCATCATCAAGCATTACTGTCTTGCTTTCACCAGTATTATTCAGCAGCATTAGCAGCCTTCTTTGCAGCAGCTTTTGCAGCTTTTTCTGCAGCTTCAGCAGCTTTCTTTTCGGCTTCAGCAGCTTCTTCAGCAGCTTTCTTTTCAGCTTCAGCAGCAGCTTCCGCTTCTTTTGCAGCAGCTTCTTCCGCTTCTTTTGCAGCGCGTTCAGCGTCACGTTCATCGCGATGATCTTTGATGTCATCGATGATGTCTTCTACCACTTCAACAATGTCTTCGATCACATCTTTTGCAGCTCTTACAAAGTGAACGATCGAACTACCTGTGCTGATGATATCTGTAGCAGACACGCGAACAGTATCTCCAGGTTTTACAGAAACGATACCGCTCTCTTTGTAGATTTCGCGGACTTGGTCTGTAATATTTTTCATATTAAATGACATAAAACCCTCCTAGGTTATTACAAAAATAAATTAAGGCTCAATCGAAGAGTGTCCGATTGAGCCTTTTATTTGAACAGCTACTAGGCTACTTGATTAACAAGTAAGACCTTTGTAGTAGTTCTTGATGTTCTGAGGGAGAACACCATCTGTTGCAACAGTGATGTCATTTCCACCCATTGACGCGCCAGGAAGCGTGAGAAGGGCTACAGAAAGAGCATTACCGATACCGTAACCAACAGACATTTTAGTTTCCCACTGAAGGAGACCAAACTCTTTTTTGATTTCGAAACGAGTTTCACCAAGGGTGAAAGCATGTCCGAGGAAATCTTCAGTAGTGAAGGCCATAACGTGTCCACGAGGAAGAACGTTCGATTTGATAGTCTTAACGATACGAGTACCGTAGAGAGTTTCAGAACGGAGACCGTTGATAATACGGTCGGTACCGAAGCTATCAGCTGCGTTTGGAAGCAGTACTGCAGTTTCGTAATCTTCCTGAGTCATGAGCATCAACGCAGTTTCTTTGCGTTTGTCGTCAGAACCTTTGATACCAGATGAAAGAGCGTTTTTCAAAGAAATGAAGTCACGTTCGTTCAGTTCGAGATCGTTTGTAGCGTGGCCTTTTACAGCTTTTACGCCAGTTGCATTGAGAGCGGACTGAGCAGCAAGAGCAGCACCAACGAGACGGAGGAAATAAGTGTCTTCAAGCTTATGAAGAATCGGAACAGATTTTTCCTGGATACGTTTGGTGATCGGGTGGCGATACGCACGAAGGTCTTCTTCAGTGATCTGGAAACGGTCAGTAACAAAGTTTACGATAGGAATGATATAACGCTCACCCTTAACGTAACGACCGTTAGGCACACCGAGGTTGTCAACTGCAACAGCAGCTGCGCCAGCTTCGATTTCTTTGATCATATACAGAGAGTTGTCTGCAAGGTTAACCTGGCAGTCAGCAGCTGTAATTGGTACAGGTTTAAGAACTGTACGGGCAAAAGAGCCTTCTACAAGTTCTGTATGGATGTACTCACGGATACCTTCAGATACGTCTGAAGCGTTTTTTTCCATACGATCAATGATCTCAGCATTGAAAAGGGCAGGATTGTTCATATCAAGCATTAAGAGCTCCTATAATAAAGTAATTTTTTCTTTTTTGGCTAAGGGGATTTCTCCCCTTAGTCTAAAATCATTAAGCAGCAATGAACGGAGAAACTGTACGAATCTCGTAAGTTGATGCCGCAGCGTCAATGGTTACAAGCTGAGCAACAACAACTTTGCCAGCAGTAGCCTTGATCATCATACCTTCAGAGTCAGCAGCAGAGCTTACTGTAAGGTAGTCACCATCAGCAAGACCAGTTGCGTCGATACAATCGTCGCCAACGGTTCCACGGATGAAACTTTCAATTACAGAAACACGTCCACCTTTTATATCGAAACCTTCATAAGCGCTACCAGTCACAGTTGTGCGGAGCATACGAACGTTTTTGATTGTAGATCCAGTTGTTACTTTTTTAACTTTACCACCGACAAGTTCAACGAACTGACCAGCTTTACCAGTGAAAGTATCAACATCTACAAGCAGTCGTGAAGACTGGTCGATAAGAGCGATTGGCGTAAAAATATCAAGAGCCATGAGTTACCTCGCGAGTTTTTCGTTAATAAAATCGTGCATTTCTTTTTTTACTGGGGTACTCTGACTGACTCCGTCAAACATACTACCCATGTGGGATGCGATCTTAACCGTCTCTCCGGCAATATTGCCAGAAGAAAAAAGTTCAGCCACTTTTTCTTGAACTTCAGAATCGTCCAAGAGTCCCCGGTTGAATAGGTCAGTGACGGTCTCTGTTACAGAGGCCGCCTTAACCATATCTTCAATTTTGCGGTCAAGAGCGCGAATAAGTTCGGCAGCCTGTTTGACGAGAGGATCGTTTGATCCGTCGAGCGCCGACGCATCAAAAGCAATCTTTTCCAAACCGACTTCAAGCCGTACAATTCGTGCTACGTTCATATTAACCAGCAATTCCGTGCTTCGCAAGAAGCTTAAGGAAGTCAGGATCTTTTTTGAGAGCAGCAAGAGATGCGTCAGGAGCCTGTTGAGCTTCTGATACTCCAAGAGCGTAAGCTTCTTCAATTGCAGCAGCGATCTGTGCTTCCATTGTAGAAGTATTCTCCTGAGCCATTGCTTCAGCTTCAGCTTCAGCAGCAAGTTTTTCAACGTCTGCGATAGCCTGTGCTTCGCCAGCAGCTTCTGCTTCAGCGATATCAGTAGCGATTTTTACATACTCATTATGAGCAACGATTAAATCGTATGCTGTAGGAGCTTCGAGAGTTCCAGAAGCAAGTTTTTCAAGAGTCTCACCGAATACATAACCATCGTTGTCACTTGCAACTTTTTCATGGTCGATGTAGCGAGGATTTACAAGGCCTTCAGAAGCAAGCATTGCGAATGCATCTTCAGCAGCTTTTTCCATCGCGATTTTTTCGATCTGATTAGAGTAAGCGTTCGCAAGAGCAATCCCGCGAGCTTCCATGTCTGCAGCAACTGTTGCATCGAGAGCAACTTTATTCATGTCTGTGTTGTTACGTGACATGTCGCCGTTTTCACCAGTACCATAAGCACCAGGAGTTCCAGCGTCACCCATAGCAGGCTGTGCAGCCATTGCAGCAACAACATCAGGATTTCCGCCAGCAGCAGCAAGGCCCTGGTCAGAAACAGCAGCGGTAGCCGCAACAACAGTTGGGTCGGTTACAGGCGTTGCTGTAGGGGTAATTACAGCTTGACTTTTAGGAGCCTCAGGAAGAGCAGCTGGCTCACCCATAGGCGCTTCGAGAGATGCGGCAAGTTTTGCCATGATCTGCTCACTCAGAGAGCCGGTGTCAGAGGCGACCTTAGCGTGCCCTGCACCTGATAATCTTGCAGCCATATGCGCAGAAAGATTGTTAGTCATAGAATTTTCCTTTGGTTAAGAATCATTTCGTTAAAAAATATATATCTATTGCAGCGACTTGATCAACTTATTTTTAAGAATCGGAAGTCCTGCAAAACCTGCTGTCCCAACAACTGGCACAACTGGGTTTCCAATAGTAGATGCAGTAGGCGACGACACCCCGCCTTTTGCCATATTGCTTTTGTTGTAAGAATGCGCTACATAGGCAAGAGGGAACAATGTTGCAGCCGCTATAATGGTATTGCCAGCAGCTTGCTCTTTGTACCCAGCAATTTTCATAAACTCAGGAGTTTTTAAAATGCCAGCGTAGCTCATAGCCGGAACATACGAAGATGAAATAAGGTTTTTCGCTTGAGCTTCATGAAGCTTAGCAAGAGCGCCTCCACCAATCATAAGTACAACGGCAGGATTCTTTATGATTGCTCTTGATATCTGTCCGCCTGTCATTCCTGTGGCTTTCAGCTTGAGACCTTGGTACAATCCAGCAAGTGCTCCGAAGATCATTGCTTGGTCATAGAAATGAGACATTGCCATTGGAACCGGAATAGTCGGCTGGTTTATTTCAGGAGCAGTTTTTATCATAACCGGATTCATACTGTTGAGAATGAAAGGAGAATTTGAAGACCTTTCGATCATGAGATCTTTTATGATGCTGAAGATTGACCCACTTATAGACGGCTTAGCTTTCACATCAATAGCATCAGAGCTTTTCGGATCAAAACAAATGTTCGAATCGAGAAGTCTTTTTGCAAGAGCTCCTTCCCCATTGCTCGCAAGCATTACATACTGAAACTCACGAGGACTAGGATGGATACCAAGGCCCAAAAGAGAATCGATGCAATTACGAGCGCCAAATGCTGATATTGATTCAAGGATATTCTGTGGAATTTCCAGCTCGCTTTCAATAGCAGCCAGCGCGTGCCCGTTAACGGATCTTTCAAGCATATCAGCGGATATAACGCTACCGTCTGTATCGCCAACAGAAGTCCCGATCTCCTTGTAAATTTCAGCCAATTTATCAATTTGCGAATCTGTAACACCGTAAACCTCTCCTAGGTCAGCTGACCCGATAAAACTGTTTTCACTCGCGACTTTCCCAAGAACGAAAGCAGTGCGGTCCGCACCGATACGAACTCTTGAAATGTCAAAGAACTTAGGCTTAATGTTTCTTGCATAGACCTTTTCTCCTGGGAGAACTTGTCTACCAACCTGTGTAGACCACAGCTTAGCCTGTTCATGTGTGACAACAGATCTCAAATGACTTGTAAGGTGAGTGCAGTACTCAGCTCGAGTTTTTGCTTGCTTGCCACAAATTGAGCACTCATCAGCAACTACTCGACACCCCATACTTACGGCAACAGCCTCACCCGCCTCAAGAGCCACCACAATGTCGCTACCGCTAACAACATCGATAGCAACAATAAGTTCGACACGGTCCATATCAGCGTTCCAATACGCATACAATACCTCTCCAAAAGAAGGATGGTGGTTTTTATTTGCATGGTGTTTGAAGAGCTTTGCGTAGTACTCGAACGTCTTGTACCCGTAGTCATTAGGAGTGCCCATTGCACTTCTAAGAGATACGTGACTGAGACTCTCTCTAGGGAATGAGTCGCCATTATTGTTGGCTCCCCAAGACTCAAATGCCCCAACAGCGTTGATCACTACATAGTAGCGATCTTCGCGTTTGGTCATCTTGGAGATGTATGACAAGATATCAGGAGCAAATCCTAAGCTGGCAGTTTTGGTGAGACTGTCGTCATTAATTGATACGATTCTCTGCCCCATACTGTCATCGAACGAGTCTACTTCAAAATATTTTATCATCACAATCTCCTTGATTCCCTAAAAAATACTATTTGCCAGCTTCTTCGCGAAGAGTTCTGTTAAGTCCGCGATTATTACCTGCGATCGCACCAGCAGCAAGACCGAGGCCTCCTCCGATAGCAGCTCCACCACCAGCCCCGTAAGCGAGACCTTGTAACGCAGAATCTTTAATTTCTTTTTTCGCAAGAATATTTGCAGCTTCACTGGCAAACTCAGCACCTGTTGCTTGAGCATTTCTGATCTTACTAGCCTGACCAAGAGTAAAGACGTTCTCAAGAATGCCAGCTTTTTCTCCAGCTCTTGCTCTGTAAGCTTCGGCAATGCTTTTTAAGACTTTTGTGGCACCTTTAGTGTCATTGTGTTTAAGAGCAGCCATAATGCCAGCTCCTGCAAGCCCAGCAGCTCCAGCAGCTCCGGCAGCTCCACCAAGACCTCCGAGGATTCCTGATCCAATAGTAGATCCAGTAGTGTTGCCTTTGTATGAAGCATACGCTCCAATTGTGTTTTTAGGAGTTTTCCCTGTACGATGCTCAATAAGAGCGTTTGTACCTTTCATCTCTCCGTAGATACCACCGGCAGACATTCCGGCAAGTCCGAGAGCTCCTGCACCGATTGCAGCGGCATAAGGGACGTGAGCTTTCTTCATTCCAATTGAAGCGATTCTTCCGAGGATTGCTCCTGCTGAAGCCCCGAGAGCTCCGCCAGTTAATGCTCCAAGGCCAGCGCCGGCTCCAGGGCCAGCAGCTTGTGCATACATTCCTGGAAGAATGCCCATTTCTTCTTGTCCTGCGATTTTTTCAAGCGTGTTGATATACGCTTCTTCTGCGATTTTCTGTAACATTTTACCGTCCTAGAATTTGGTTTAACTTATAGTGAGAAATGTTACTCAAAGCTTGCTGAGCAGCGATAGCTCTGTAGTTCGCTTTAGGAGTATTAGTAAACTGTACAGCCTGCATACGGCGATCTCTCGCGCGAGCCAAGATATCCATGGCTCTGCTGAGAGTTGATTCATTTTTCAATCCAGCTTTTGCAGCCATGAATGCTGCTGGTTGTGCAACCTTATCCATTATAAGCTCCTGAAGAAAATCCTACAATGTCTCTGATAGCACTGTTTACAAGTGTGCTTGACATTGCTGGTTTAGAGTTGTCTTTGATATTTCCAAGCGCGGTAACCATGTTTGGATCGATTCCGTTGAACTCTCTCATACGGCTAACCATTGTACCTGCAACGATTGGGTTGCGAGCAGCCATTGGTGAGTATGTCTTAACCACATTGAAGTAGTCACGAGTCTCAGCATCATCAGGAAGACCGAATTTCTTGATCATTCCATGATACGTACCAAGCTCAACCATAGCCTGCTTTGCTGGGCTTGCAGCATCGCTAAGAAGCGTTACGCCTGCTCCAAGTGCAGCAACTGGGAGTGCGTAAGTTTTGACGCCATCAACAATGCTCTGGAGTTTGCTTGGTTTAGCATTCCGATTTTTGATAGCGTTTACGATACCTTTGTCGAGAACTTTCTTCCCGAACAAGGTTCCTGTAAGAGTCTGAAGAGCACCTGCTCCAGAGTTGAGAGCTCCAGCCGCAGACTGAGCCATAGACAATCCATCTTTGAGGGTTGTGCTTGGAGCAAGATCATTTAGACCTTTTCCAATAGCAATTGCTTCTTTTATAGAAGCCGCGCTATGACCTTTTAGATTTGTCATAAGATTTCCAAGGACATCGTTAGCCCTGTCAAAACCTCTGTTGAAATTCATATATTCTCCTAAAAAAAGTTGTTGCTTCCGCTGTTTGTAAAACTGTTCATCTTCTCTGCCGGATTGAGATTGGAAGGCAAAGGTCTTCCGCCATTTGTAAGCTTAGTTGCCGACAACTTCCCTGCAATCGCCTTCTTATCACCAGGGATAAATGCGAATGTAAGAGCAGGGCCAACAGCTCCGCCAACCATAGAGCCTAGACTAGCCGTCTTGTTAAGCATGGCTTTGTCTTCGGCAGAAAGAGTTTCAAATGGGCGCTCATTCTTTATGACTTGATTTCTGACCTGGTTCCTATATGTAGGAGAGACGTAGTACCTTGAAACAAGGCTATTCATCCCACCTGAAAGACTTAACCCTGTTGCAATAGCTCCTCCGACAACACCTGTCTTAACTGTTGCTCCCCAGACCTTTTCTCCAACCGTGTTTCCAGCGGGACCAAGGCCGCTTCTAACAGCTCTACCGATCTGAGTTACACCATTGCCAATGTGACCCAAGATTTCTCCGCCAGCCCCAAGGAGACCGGATCCAGATTCGAGCATTCCTGTAGTTCCAGAAATAGCACCTTTAACGACAGCTTTTGCCACCGACTTATTCCTGACAGGCTTGACCTTTTCAACCACTTTTTCAGGAGTTCCGCGGATCTTGCTAACGTACCCATTAAAGGACTCATCGAGCCCTCTAACTATCTTGGACGCCCTGTCGAAATTACTTGGCATTTGCGATTCCCTTTGAAAGCTGGTTATACGAGCCTTCAATGTCATTAAATGCGCTTGTCAATATAATTTCCTGTGCAAGTTTTCTAAGGCCAGTTACGAACGGGTCATTATCATTGAGCTGATATGAGCTTGCAAGCTTCGTTGCCATTGTTTCGATTTTGTGACCTTCAGAAGCTTTTTTCTCGAGATGCTCAGAGATATGGCTTACGATTCCAAGGGATACCACCGGACTTCCGGTCTCTTCCATGAAAACATCTGAAGCGATTTTACAGATGTCAAATGCAGAGTCATGGTCTACAATAGCCATAGATTCTGCAAGCGAAGCAACTTTATCCATGAGCTTTTCAGCACGCTGATAACTTGCGAGTTTTTCGCTGTTTGTGTAGTAAGCAAAACGACGAGCTTGGTCAGCCATCCCGCTAACAGCAACGCGATATTCGTCATCGCTTGCAACCTTTGACATCTCGGTAGCCACCGGTACGACACTGGCGTTAAAATTTGCCGGAGCCTTCTGGTAGTCCAAAGTTGAATTTGGTGTTGACATAACTTTCTCCGGCGACGCAAGGTCGAAATTGATGTTACTTTTATCTTCGGATCCATGAAAGAGAGCAAGGTAAACTTGCTTGTTTGCCTCTTCGCAAACTCTCTTAAGGACCTCTTGATTCTCAATAAGACCCTGCTGAAAACTCAGCCTAATAGAGTCATTGAGATTGATTTTGCCATTAATAAATAATGACGATACTGCATAGGCAATTTTATCAATAGTCTCTTTCATTGTATATCCTCCTTCATTAAAATATATTACTGCAAACAATAGGAGGATCCCATGATTTATGATGAAGTAAAAGCAATGGTTGAAAAAGCAATCAAAGGATACGCAGGCGATAAAAGAGAAATGGTAAAAGACATTTTCAAAATGGGTGTCGTCGATACTATCATTGCAATGAAGCGTAATAGTGAAAAAGAAGATGGCCTAGAGTTCGACGCTTACACAGAATCTAAAAATGTAATGATAGCAGCATTCCGGGCCGCAAGTCTTGATGAAGGACAGCATTCTGTAGAAGAGTATGAGAGCATTTTTGAAGATGAAATCAAGGCTATTCTTGAGTTCTGCGGATCTCGCCACGGCGGTGGGAACCTGGTAACCTGCGGTAGCAACACTCTGGTTGATCTCAACGGGCAAAGACTCTAAAAAATAAAGGCGGGAGAAATCCCGCCTATCTTAAATGTGGTACATTCTGTTCTCGACAGCCGCTTTGTTATAAGCATCGAGAGCAACACCTTTAAGATGACCTCTGTTTCTGACAGCATTTCTAATTGCATTTGCAGTCAAAGCAGTTCCGCCCAATGCAGCTCCAGCGATCGCACCATTTCTGATTCTTGTAACCTTGAGTAGTTCAGCAGCAGCAGCAGCTTTAGCAGCTTTTTGCTTCATGTGATTAGAGTAAGCTGCAACCCCACCAGCCCCAATTAACCCAGCTCCACCGGCCATAACAATAGGGCTGACCCCAGTTTCATCATACGCAATTTTCTCTGTGTTTTTATTCACGTTTACAATCCCCTTTGTTCTTGCTGTAAGAGCATTTCTTTGTGCAATTCTGCTTCCACCACTTAAGTGTTCTGACTTTGCATCGTTTATAGCTGACTGAAGCGCATCTTCAGGGCTAGGAAGCGGTTCTTTTTCGTTATCAAATAGCGACATTTTACACCTCTTTAACAAGTCTCTTGTTGTAATGTTTGTCTATGATTGCACTAAGATTTGGGTAATCAATCTTTTTTAAAAATGCATCGGCTCTCACATTGTTATTGTGGCCAATTCTGGCGGGTATCGAACTTCCGATATATGTCTTCAATACGTTTCCGCCGAGTTGTCCGCCATACGTGTTCCCGTAGAATTTCGTGCCAGAGTATTCTGCATAAGGCTTAACCTTTGATGCTGCAACTGACTCTGCTCTTGTCGTTATAGGTCGATCAATCCCGATCGCACTGTACTCATCTAACCTTGACTTCTTAAGCATTCTTCCAAGACTCGACTTATTAAATGACAGTGCATGTATCCCAATGTTGTTGATATTCCTCGCTTCATTTGTCAGGACTCTTGTACTCAGGTGAGACATTGACGCATCTGAAAGGAAAGTTTGTCCTTCACCAAACAAGTGTCTCATTGATTTTTTCGAGTCAGACTTAGCTTTAGAGACAACTCTCTTTAAATCATCTTGAGAGGCACCTGTCAACTTAGCATTGAAGTAAGCATCTCTTACCGCTCTTGTTCTTGTTTGAATCTTGTCTGACTTCATGGATGATATCGCATAATCTATCGAGCCAGGATTCGCTGTCACAAACGGGGTTTTTTCTACCCCTTTTGACAAGGCTGTAACTTCATCAACCTCATGGAATTTTATAAGGTTTTTCAAAAGCCTGTCTTTTTTATTTGACGAAGGTGAGATGTGTATTCCACCGGCATCCGCGCGAGACTTTAACGCTCCGCCTTCTATGTGATTTACTTTTATGCCGCGTTTGCGATACAGTTCTTGCAACCCTTTTGATTGGCCTGTTGCAAGAGTAGACTTAGATCTAACCCCTCCTTCGGCTCCTGACCTTATCCATCTGTTTATATCTTCAGGAGATAGTGTTGAAAGCATCTTTTGTATTTTGCTTGCAGCTTCTTTTATGAACATCTTATACCTACTAAAATGATGTAAATACGTTAGTTGGCTCAACACTGACAACTCGCTCGCCATTGTCTCCAACATATTTTTTAGACCCAGCAGTCAAATCTTTATGGATGTTACCATGGTCAACTTTTCTTTTCAGGTGCTTATCAATATTTTTTATTCTGTCTCTTCTGTACTCTGCGCCGCCAAACAATGATTTTACAATTCCAGCCTCTGACACCGGCCCAGAAGTCCGGTACTCATGAAGACTTGAACTGTGTGGCAATCTGTTGACCAGATTTGACTCCCTGGCGAGAACGCCAAAGTTTGCGTGACTATAAGCTGCTGCTCCTATTGGTGCAACTTTCTTTATTGAGAGTATCTTTTGGTACGCCTCTTCTCCTGCTTCACTTGTATTGTCAAGCAATGATTCGACTTTGCCATACAGGTCGTCGCGGTTCTTATTAATAACTTTGTTCGCTACAGAAGACTTGAGGTCATAGCTAAATTCAGACTCGTTGACATTTTTTCTTAGCTTCATAAGCTCTAAGTGATCGCCCTTAGTCATAGGCTGTCTTCCATAAGCAATGTAACCGCCTTTTGCTGAACTGCTGCCTACGGTTCCGCCTTTGTATCTACCTTTTGAGATTCGGTCATTCTCAATAGCTTCGAATATCTCATGCCTTCTTGAAACAGCTCTTTCAAGACCATCTTTTGAATTAGCTTCAGTATTGATAACCCTGTTCTCTACATTGTATGAGGTCGGGTTGCTTGTGATAGATTCTTTTATACCCATCTTTTTAATAATGTTTTTATTTCCGAGCTCGATACCTTTTGAATACGATCTTCTGTCTTTTAAAGCTCCAGACTCAAGTATCTTAGACCTTGCAACATCTGAAAGCTTCCAGAATTCCCTCGATGCTCTGCTCGATGCAATTTTTTCAAGAATGGTTTCAGCAGCTTCTTTTATGAACATCAGAGGAATCCCTCGTTTACATTGTAATTACCAAAGTCGATTTCCGGCTCGTTAGACTGTTCGCCGCCACCGAGCATTCGGTCAAATTCTCCTCTTAATATACCTGATGCGATACGAGAGTACATATAGGCATGAAATGCATCGTCAGGGATATTATGGTCGTACATAGTCAATCGAGTTCGATCGCTGTACTCTGTGTAGATACCTGTGAAGTCAGGCATGAAGTTTTTGAACTCATCGAATCTGAAGAATCTCACTTGTTGGCGCTGGATCTCCATAAAAAGATTGGTCATCATCTGAGTTCTTGAGATCACATATTTACCATCAGTTGACCATTTGATCAAAGTCTTCTGAACGCCATTCTCGTAGATCTCCGTGAACCTTTGTGGACCAAGAGCTTTAACAAGGTGAGCATTCGATGTTCTTCCGTCACCGGTGTCGGCAATGACAAGTTTACAATTGAACCTTTTGATCAAAGTGATCATATCTTGCAATTGGTACAGCGCCTCTGAGTTTTGGCGACCTGTGTATCTTTTCATGAATATCGTAGTGAATTTACCATTGATGAATGCACCTATTGATATCACTGAGTAAGATGTTCCAGATGCGGTATCTCCTTTACCCCAGTCGATTCCGGCAACGCAAGTTACCGCTCCAGGCTTAATGCCAATACTTGCAAGTCCAGTATCTTCCCTTGCACATGTCAGGTCAGGAACACAGCATGATACAATGTGTTCTTCATTGATTGGGTGGCGAGCATTAGCATACGGAAGAGCGAGGATTTCGTTGTAATACTTCTCGACACTGTAAAGCATCTGAGTGTTGATTACGTTCACCTTCCAAGCATCGGGTCTCTTTGGATTGTTGATCCAAGGAAGAATGATTTGAGGAAGTCTGAACCCATTGATAGGCATGTCGAATTTTGTAGCAACCCATTGACCGTTATGGTACCAAATAGGCTTCCCGCAGACTCTACAGATTGCTCCAGTTGCACCAATATTCTGCTCATCGATGTAGTTATGCTTGTTGCAATACTCGCACTTGACAACGAACTCATTCTGCGAACTCTTGTTCCACAGTCCGGTAAGAGTGTTCTCCATTGTCTTCGGGGTTCCGGCGTACAAAGTTCTTCTGAACAGCGAGACCGGGATGTTCGGGAATTTTCTACGAAGAGCTTCTCCATGCTCCATTGAGTGACCCATACACTGCTGGATAACAGGGATGTTGTCACGCATAATATCTTGAACCTCGTCAAAGAAGACTTGGTCAGCTGAGATACCTCGAATTGAGTCAGCGTTTCTATAAGCGGATCGAAGGTAGATTTTCGAACCGTTACGAAGCTCTTTGTAGAAAACTTGGCTTGCGATTTTATTGCTTAGGAACATCTGCTTGATGATCGGAGATTCCCTAAGGGTTCCGTCAAGCTTGTCTGTTGAGAATACAGAAACCTGCTGCATCGTTGGAGCAACATAAAGAGATCTGTAACTTGGAATCATCAAGCCTGGTGTTACAAGCTTGAAACCAACTGTAGTTGATTTGTGAGTTTGACGACCGAACATGAGAAGCATCTCATTGTCCGGAGCGTCATAAATAGGTACGAGGTGTCGCATCTTCTCTCTTGGCATTTCAAGAGGAGACCCGTCGAGATAGAAAAGTAACTGAGCTACATCGAACGGGGTAATTTTCACTTAGTGTCCTCTTTTACCTAGAGTCCCCATGAAATCTCCTGATCTTGCGATCATCTCAATAAGGCTCTTTTCTTTTGCTGGGCTTGTAACCTTGTTCGCATGAGATCTTACGCTTGCAAGTACTTTTGCAGTAATCTCAGGAAGTCCGGCTTCTTTAGTCATCTCTCCAGAAGCAATCTTTTCGATAGTTCTTTCGTATGCAGCAACATAAAACTGATTCATTGTTCCTCCGAATATATCTCCCGCCAGAAAACTCTGACGGGAGTTTTTGATTAATGCGGCTTAATGTTCGAGTGAGTTTTCGACATAAAGTCAGATTCTACTTTTTTGATGATTTTTGAAATCCCATCCATCTTAGCAGCTTCAGCCATCCCTTTTGCGCCCATTGATTTTACTCCGGCATACCAAAGTCCTGCAAGGCCGGCAAGACCAGCAGCAGCGAGTCCGGCTTTACCAGCGGTACCCATTTTGTTCGCTTTGATAGCTTCAGCAACTTCCTGAACGATTTCAGGGGCTACTGTAGCAGCTTTGTTGCGATTGTAAGCGTAAACTCCTGCACCTGCGCCTGCAAGGCCAAGACCTGTAAGACCAAGACCTACTGCGGTGTTGTTTCCACCTTCAGATGCAATTTTTTCAAGCGTATTGATATACGCAGCTTCGTAATACTGATTCATTTTAAGCTCCCATCTTATTTTCAAATCTCTGTACAGCGTCTGCTCCACGGAATCTTTCTTTTACGTTTGCAGAACTCATTCGAGCTGCATTGTATCCACGAACATTATCGATAGCTTCATCGCTAAATCTCTTAAGGGTTGCAGGTTCAACAGCGCCATCAGCGTGGAGTCCGCGAAGGTACTTAGCGTAATCGACAGACTTGTTTGCAGCAGCTGCTTGAGCAGTTGCATTTGATCTTGCTTTTACAATTTCAACAGCCTTTTGTGATACTGGAGCTTTGTCAAATGATCTAACGACACCAGGCTGGCCAAGTGTTGCCTTAGCCATTGACATGATCTTGTCTCTTGTACCTGTTCTAACCTGTTCAGCTACGTCAAATGACTTCACAACAGATGGAGCCTGTGCTCCGCTTCTTGCGGTAGCCATTATGTCCTGTCTTGCAGTTCCTCTTGTAGCTGCTTTAGATGCAGCTCTCGACTTCATAATCGCTCTTGCAGCAATAGCTCCGATTCCTGCAACTCCGGTAACTCCTGCGGCTATTGCTCCAGCTTTTCCTGAGATTCTAGGCGCAGCTTTAGCAACTTCAGCAACTGGTACAGCAGCACCTGGCTTAAAGTGCTTGTAAGCGGCGTATCCACCTGCGCCAGCAAGACCAACTCCTACAAGTGGCATAGGGTTGAACCCTTCGCCATCTTCAGCAATTTTCTCAAGAGCGTTAATGTACGCCGCCTCGTAATACTGATTCATAACAACTCCTATTTAATAGTTCCATTTAAAATGTTTGCTGAAAGGCGGTTGATGGAGTTTCTTGTGTCCATTATGTCAGTCAATCGCTTCCCAGCGTTAACCATGTCACCGGCGCCATCCTGCTTCAATCTTCGCATTACAGAAGCTGAAGCCATTTTTTTAGCTCTTGATATAAGACTGTGGTCTTTTTCTACAGCTGCAAGAAGCATTGCCGATCCGCTCGAAGCGATTTTCTCAAGGGCAATCGAATGATACATTTTTCTACCTCACAAGTTCGGATAAAATATTTTTTGCATCTTCTCCAGAGACAACTTTGTCTCTTTCGTTAACGTCGTATGTTAAGTTCATCTGCTCAATTCTTTCAAAGAAGCGATCGACCTCTGAGCTGTCGCTTTCTTCAGGTATTGCACGGTCAGCTTTGATGTAAAGATCGACAGCTGCTTTCATGTTTGACATCTGTGCAGAGCGAAGGTTCTTGAATGACTTACTAAACCCTTCTGTCTCCATAGGCTCGCCGGTCTCTGGGTTTATGACTGTTCCTCGAGATATTGATCGGCTCACGCTTTGAACAATAGTCTTGGCTTCCTCGTACATGAACGACGCATCAGCCTTCACTTTGTCCATGAAGTCACGAGCTTTTGGAGGCTTCACATTGTAGCCAACCTTCCACTTTATGTACTCGTTGTCTCTGAAGATTATTGCCATGCTCGATCTGTCGTCAGACTCTTCCTGGCCCTCCTCAGACAACACGAGTGTATTGTTCTCGAAAGGCTTAAATCTCTTGAGAATCTCCTGAGCCTGGATTCCGTATGTCTCCCAGAATATTTTCTTGTACCACTCAATTGCAATTTGACTCATATTGTGATGGTACTTGTAGTCAAGAACGCTTGATATAACTTTGTGATCTTCATTGTTGTAAAGAAGTGTGTTTATTATGACTGCAACCTCACTATATGTGTGAGGCCATAGTATTGAGTTGAACCTGTCAGCATGGCTTCCGAGCTCAAGAAATTCCATGTAATCAAGAATGTCATAATGCTTGAACCATGCAGACCCTGCTTCACAAGGCACAGGCTTATCTAGCTTTACATAGTCCATGATCGATTCTGGAAGGAGTTCTTTCACATCTCTAAATATTGATATTACTTCGCTTTCTACAACCCTGTAGCCGAGCGTGTTTAACCGCACAACAACTTGCTGTGCGCTATCACCTCTAAAAAGATGGGCTATAATAAAACGTTTGAACGGAACCATGTCCCTCCCAGATATATTTTTAAAATATAACTAATGGAAGGTGGACACATGATAGAGAAGAATGCGGGCTGGGGCCAGCTTGTTAGCGAATACACAAAAAAGGGGTTCGACGCAGTCGGTAAAGCCGTGGGCGGAACACAGACTGCTGCCCATCTGAAAGACGCCGTAAAATCTACATTCGATGACATCAAGCAAACAAGTGCCGGAGAAGAGTTGATTGAGGGCGTGAAAAGCATTTGGGGTGCTAACAAGAAGAGAAACGCTCGTTACGACGAGCTTATTGGACAACGCGCTCAAGCAAGAGACGCTTTTGAAAAAGGTACTGAACAATATGCTCGGCACGACAACAATCTTAAAAAGCTCCAAGGCAGTAGAGACTCTCTTTTCGGAAAAGCTAAAAACTTTTACAACGAAGTTGATAAAGTAAAAGGGTCGGCAGAAGCTGCCGTAAAAGATGATCGCATCACTGGCGGCATTAACAATCTCCTTCATGAAGTAGGCGGGACTCTTGGTGTAAAAGGTTACAGCACTGCTGCTCAAAGAGAGGCTGCGAAAATATCTGCTGCTGCCGCCGAGAGAGACGCCGCTCTTGCTGCAAAGAAGGCGAAATTTGATAGCCGAAAGAAAAAGTTCGGGAATGCTGTTGTTGGCGTCGGAGTCACCGGAGCGATCGGTGGAGGTGTAGCGTTCAACAGTGCTATCAAGAACTCTACGTTCGACGAATACGGCGGAAGCTAAGTTATTCTAGCTCCAATTAAGGAACAACTACTATGAAAGGTAGCATTTAACTTATTGGAGGTATTTTGTTCTATCAAGTATTTTACCACAACGACGTAGACGGCGCCATGAGCGCCGCTCTATTTGTATTATCAAATCCAGGCTGTAAGTTCAACTTGCAGCCTGTTCGTTCTGCAGACAGACAGGTCTATACAAAGCTCACCAAAAAGATCAAAGGCGCAACAGTTGTTGCGATTGATATTGACAGAGCTCCTGGTGTTGATCTTTGGTTTGACCACCACAAGTCCAACTCGGTTCCAGTCGAAGGTGACCTGTTCAACGTTGATGCAAGAAGCTGCTTTCAGATCCTTGCGTCTTATGCTCTTGTGAAAGGCCGCGTAATAAGCGAGGACCTTATCAGAGCAATCGGAGATGTTGACACTGCAACGTACAAGTCTCCTTCTGAACCGTTTGAATCAAGAGATCCGATAAACATCCTGCGGATATGGGTTGCTCAGAATGCTGGTGTAAACAAACATTTTATGAACGCAATCGTCGGCAGCCTTGTAATCAATGATCTTGATGTCGAAAAAGTTGTTTCAGGTGTTGATATCGATAAGATCATTAATCATGATATCGATGCATCGAAGTCAGCGATGAACGACATTACGATCATTAATGGTGTTGGTGTAATTTTCCAACATGACAAGGCTCCGATCGCAAGATACGCTGAGTTCTACATCTACAGAAATATGCGATATTGCATTCGGTACACTTACGGAAAAGGTAACAGCTTGTCTGTCAGACTCAGCGTTAGCCCGTGGATTGAAAGCAAGGTTGACGCTGTTGATGTTCTGCGGTCAGTAATCGGAGAAAAAGGTGTCGGAGGCCACAAAGGTATTGCAGGAGGCAAGATCGATGAGGCTGACGAATTTGAAGTAACGTCGGCAATAATCATGAACTTGGAGAGAATCGATGGAGAAGTATGCGATTGATGAATGTGACCCAGTTGAAGAGATGGTTAAACAAGGATCAGAGAGAGGGAGTGCTGTAAATGATTACGAAGGAAAAGCTTCTGAACATCGACTGGGATCTAGCGGGTCGGATAATCTCGGATCAGAGCAAGTGGGTCAGGGAGATAAAAATCCCTAAGAAGAGAGGTGGATTTAGAAAGATTGTTGAGCCTGTTGGTGAATACAAGACAATTCTAAAATCGATCTCATTCTTCCTTTTGGAGTACAACACTCACGATGCTGCTCACGGGTTCAAGATCAACAGAAGCATCGTAACAAATGCAAAGCCTCACCTTCGGTCAAGATCTCTTGGGACGATCGATGTGAAGGACTTCTTTGATTCGATCAATGAAGACCACCTGAAAAACTGTCTCCTTGGAAACAAGAAGGTGTGCAAAGCATGTACGATGCACAGTAGTATGAAGGCTGGTAAATGTAGTCCATCCCTGTACAAGAATCAGTCCGGTGAATATATCGGAGTCTGTCCAGAGATCAAGGCCATGTTGATTCCTGACTTCTGCGAAAAATCCGATTATGATCCGCTCCTTTCAAAGATTGTGAAACTTGTAACGTACAAGGGCTACACTCCACAAGGGTTCCCGACATCTCCGATTCTTGCAAATATCATCATGAGAGGATTTGATGATCGCGTTGCGAAATGGTGTAAAGAAAGAGAAATCAATTACACCAGATATGCAGACGACCTTTCGTTCTCTCATGGAGGTGTGACCGATGAAAATGAGGTGTATGGAATGTCTTCTTCAGAGCTTGCAAGCATCGTTGTTCCAAAGGCTAAATCAATGCTTTGGGCATACGGGTTTGAAGTGAATCCAAAGAAGGTAAGGTTCAGACACCGCGGTGCAAGACTTGAAGTTTGTGGGGTTGTTGTGAATGATAAGCTATCAGTTTCAAAGTACCAAATGAAAATGTTCAGGGCAATGGTTCACCACGCTGTAGTGAAACACCCTGAGAAATTGACAGTTGAAAGACTTATGAAACTTCGTGGCTGGTGCAGTTACTTGATGAGTATCGATAAAGTCAAAGGTAAGAAGTATATGGACATGTTAGCGACAGCCAAGCCAGGGCTTAAGAACGTTAATATGGAGGATACTTATGCCGAAGAAGCCGACTATGGATGGTTTTCGCAAGGTCGCGACAAACTCTCTTGAAATTATTCCTATGGTTGCCGACATGATCTCTGGTGCAATCGACCTGTTCGACAAAATCCACGAGAAATGGAAAGCAAAAGAGGACGAGAGAATTTTACGCAAGTACCGAGGTGCGAAAAAGAAGTAGTCTACTGCAAAGAAGCGCTCAACAAGCGTAACCAATTCGTTTCGAATTGGAGAGTTACTGCCCTGGTCACGCCAGGTATGTTTGCAGAATTAGCCCGGTGTAAAAACCGGGCTTTTATTTTTTTACGAGGTGTTCAATGTTCGGAGAAACAAGAAGAGTTTACGCTCTTAAAGAGATTGGTCTCATTTCAGGAAAAGAAGCTCACACAGCTATCGAGAGAATTTTGAGGAAAAAAGAAGGAAGCATTCAGGTGCTCAGGAAGGAGGCTGAAAATGATTATGCCAAAGTACGGGAGTATCTGAAGAAGCTGGAGGAGGTGTAAATGACTTGGAATGGAAAGACTAGCAGACCAAGAGGCTCTGCTTCTGATTTTAGAAACAATCACCAAAGGATAAACTGGAATGATGGTTCAAATGAACGTACCGGAAATGCTGAACGTAAAGACGATGGAGATAACGTCTCACTCGAGAGACATGAATGTGATCGAGCTGAAGGACAGCAGCGGGAAGACGCTGTTTGAAAGAGATGGGTATCTGCCATCATTCCTACCAGGTGGAGGTGGAGATGATCTCAGACTGACTGTCGATATCGACACTGGAATGATTTTGAACTGGAAAGTGACAAAGGATGCAATTGAAGGGTGGATTGAAAATGGAGATTAGACCGGGGTTTTCAAGTAACGAGTATCACGATCTTCCTGACCACTATGAGTTCAGGTTTGACGAAAGTGTGATAAGGAACCGCGCTGTTGATATCATGAAGCACGCCGAGATACTTGGCAATGTCGATTCAATAATTGTAAAAGACAAGCTTTGGGAAATGCACGGCGAAGATGGTCCAATAAGCGAAGATGACTTCTCCGAGACGTTCTGCCCTGCGTTTGTTGGTACAGAGTTTAAATGGTTCTCAGGATCTTCAGTAAGCGTGTATGCTCTCATGAGAGACAAGCACACAGATGATTACATCAGAAGTGACGGGTACACTTTTGAATCATAACTGGAGAGATGCTGCTGATGCCGTTGCATATGCGACCCAAGTATACGCTTCAACTCCTAGGTCTGCCAGAAATATTTTTGAGAGCTTCTCCAATAATATTTTGGGGGAATTCTTCATTCCGGCAAGTGATTCCGTTAGGAATATGATTCAGCATGGCGGGTGGGACAATTTTGCGGCAACAAGCGATATAATGAGCAACAATCGTAATTTCAAATGGTTCAGGATTGTGCATGTCGGGGAAAGGACTCGGTTAATTTCAGGTCGTTTTCAAGTTGATGGTAGGCTTAACGATGTTGCAGGGCTCATAGACTGCTACATAGAAAACACTTACAAGATAATAATCCCTGCCAATAAACGCTTCGTCAAGTCTGCGGTGTGTGGACTTGAAGGGTCTGTAGCTACTGCTGACAAGGCGTATTGGTCTAAACGATGGATGAGGGATCCGAAGATAGTCAAGATTCAAGCCGGGAAAGGTAAAGGGGTATATGCGATATTCGAAATTGATAGTGTTAGATCTGAAAGAGGCGGACTTATAAAAGCCCACCTCGGAAGACTGCTTAAAATCGGGGAAGATTAACTTCCCCTTTTTTTAGCCAATAATCGACTTAACCTTTTCGACACCATTTATGACATCTGTAAGATTCTCCATGACACGTTTGAGCGCGTCTTCATTTACTGTTGTCATCCCCATGCGAGACATTACAAGCATCTCCGCAATTTTATCAGCCGTCTCTTTGTAGAGGTCGATATTCTCGACAACATTGAGAACTGTATCCTTGTTGACAGTGTTGAGGCTTAAGACAGCTTCGACAGATCTAGGATCCTGGATCTCACTCGCTTCTTTGATAAGGTTTCTCTCAACAAATTTCGCAAGCGTTCCGAGAGCTTCGTCAATTTCATCAACATTGTTAAACTCAGATGCAACCTTGCTAAAGTCAGGAGGGCATGCTCCGTAGACTGTGCATGACCCTTTTGAAATAAGCTCTGAAGCGATCTTTTTGTAATTAGCTTCGCTGAACCCAAGCATCTTGATCGCATTCTTCATGCTTTCAACAGTGTAAACGCCGCCCATTAAATTGTTGATCTCTTTTGCGCTATACCCTTTGATTGAGAGGCCAGACTCGCCAATTGACACCTCAACTTTGATGCGCTCAAGATTTATGAGATCGCGCATAATATCAGTTGAAGGAGTTATGAAGTCATTCTTCTGATACATTTTAAGAAACAGTGAATTTCTTGGGTAGACATAAGTATTATTCATGTTACCGATAAGAGATTTCAAAGTTGCGTCCTTCACACCTTCGATTCGAATAATGCTTTCAGTGTCAGCAGGGATGAACGCAATACTTTCATTCAAAATGAAAATTCTATCATTTCCAGAGTGAATAGTCTTAAGTTTGTGCATGTGATTCTTATAGATCTCTCCACTGCTTGTTACGATCACGATGTCATCGTCTCTGTCGCACTGGTATTCTGAAGAAGAGTAGCCATCTCTTGATCGCTTGTAACTGCTGTCTTGGTTGTAGCCGTAAGACGTTATTTCGTACTTTTTAAGAGCTTCCATTATCGTTGGGATAACTTCTTTGCTCATAGTGGTACCGAAAGGCATACCTTCGCCATCCCACATCATTCCAGAGTAGAAACCGTCAACAGAGATGAAAGAGTATTGAACCTCGTTGTAATCTCTACCTCTGTCAGAAGGAAGTCTCTTCGCAACAACAGAAAGACCAATTGAAGCTTTTCCAATTTTTTTAGCTATCACGCCGTTTGTTGGGTCTCCAGAGAAATCCTCGAGTGTTGGATAAGTCTTGATTCGAACTTCTCCAGGGAACCCGATCGGGATTGGGGTGAGTTCATTTGGATCAAGGATCTCAGATTCAAACATTGTTGACATCTGATTCGCCATTACAACAGGAGCTTTCTGAGTCTCATAAAGCGAGAGATTGCTGTTGACGAAAGTGTTGATAGCTGATCCACTGTTCACAGCGAAATTCGAAAGAACTTCAGGAGTCAGCTCGCTCGCAAGCTTTTCAACCATTACGGCATTTGCCATTGGCATTCCGCCTGGCAGTTTTATGAACTTGTTTGAAAGGTCTTCCTTCTTGTACTCTCCGAAGAGTTCTTGAGTCATGAGAGCTTTTGCAATGCTGTCCTTGTTTGCATGACTGTAAACAGTCTTCCCATTGCTTCTGATTATGAACGTGTCGAATGGACACAGCTCATAATCTCTGATGATCACAGGGAAGTTTATTTTCTTACTCCCGTTCCAAACAACGATACTTCCAGCTGCGAAGCCTTGGTTTTCGTCATTATTGTCAACAACCGCGTCATAAGACACGTTTTGAGGAAGTTTCTCTCCGACAGTTTCAATGAAGCTCTTAATGATAGCTTCCTTCCACTCTGCGGAGTTCTTTGACACTTTGATTCCTGCGATCTTCTCGAAGACCGGCTTTGCGATAACACTTTTCATTTAGCGCTCCCCATAATTATTGCTGAAAGTTGAACCCCGAAAGTAGGAAGACCCACTGTACCAGTCGCGGGAGGCACTGGAGGAGGCACAATTATTGATGCCATCTGTGAATGCATTGAGACATTCGACAAGGCAAGCGCCATTGCATACGCAACAGCTTTAGATATCATGTCACTCGAGTCAAGTGCATCACCGGCGTGTGCCGTAGTGTACTGGACAAGAAATGCTTTTACTGCTTCTTTAATCATAAAAATATATCACGGTGTTGGAGGAACGGCTGTTGATTGACCCATAATGGCCGCACTTAAAAGCGTTCCGACTGGACCACCGAGCGGAGTAACGACCACAGAAGATATTGAAGCGTGTAAGCCTGGGTCAGTTAGAGCCAGGGTTACACCGTATGCGATCGCCTCTGCAAGGTCGTCAATTCCGTCCATTGCAGTTGCACTTGTCTTAGCGGATGCAGCTGATGCTTTGGCAACCAGGATAGGCTTGAGCATGCTCTCAACGTATGATTGAACTGCCATTTGTTAACTCCAGTTATCCCAGAATGTTTTATTCAACTCTACTTGAAAGTGCTCTTTTCTGTTTATCAACTTTTTCATATCTTTAGGCTTTATGTAGTCAATTCCGTATCTAGCTCCTGTAATTGATTTTACCATTTCAGCTTCTCCAGAACCCATTCTAAAGTCTCCATTAGAAAGTTTGTATGGAGTTCTAGCCTGCAAGTTCGACTCTTTACCAAGAATTCCGAAGTTTGCATGTGAAGATGTTGACATTCCGTCTGACAAAATTTTTGAACTGATTTTTTTTACTTCGTCATTCTTATCTTTAATTCTTCCTGAAACTGCACCCATAAATTTATCAAGCTTATTAACAACAGGAATTTTTTTGATTCTATTTCTTGCAGATTCAACCATTGATATAGCTTTTTCATTTACCTCAATTTTTTTTGAAAGAGGAATGTACCCTTCTGGAACCTGCATTTTTACGGTTGGTGGATTATAAATTTTACCATCAAGCTTCATAATTGCGCTCAGCTCGTCAGACTCATGTGCTGCACCAGCAGCTGCGTTTAATACATCATTACTTTGTGATGTTTTTGCTGGCTCCAAAATCATTTTAGTTGATTTTAAGTCAAGAGTCCCATCTTTTTTTAGGTTTGTATTAAGATGACTTCCTTCGCCTTTTTTGCTTACTTCTATAGGGATATTGTGTTTTTTAGCATTCTTGTAAGCTCTAGTTATAAACCCTTCGGAATATCTTTCCATTGGTCTGAACATGCCTGGAATTTCATGCAGACTGGCTCTTGTCTCAGGCTTAAGCTTCCAAAACTCTTTCATTAATCTGTTAGCTGCTTCTTTTACAAAACTCACAAAATCTCCTTTTATGCCGTAGCGTAAACATCTGGCGTTGTATTTATCCCGATCGCAGGAGCGCCGGCGTTCATAGTTGTGAATCCACCTGCTATCTGTGGAGACTCTGCCCCAATAGCAAGTGTTGCAAGCGCTGATGGGAATATTGGTGCAGGTCCACCGATCTGTGTTACCATGCAAAGGTTTGTCTTATTGGTATCGAGCCATGCAAGGAAATCCTCTGTCACAACTGCTTTCCCATTAACCCTGAACCCGTTCATTGCAGTAACATCGACTCCTGCATTCGGATCGATTACTATCGAGTTGATAGACTCAGATCCGGTTCCGTGGGCAAGTGTAATCTTCCCACCACACATGACACTCAATCCATTAGTAGGATCGTAATCGATCACCATCTTATGAAGAGCTACTCCTGGAGTCCCAGCGGCATCAGCCTTGATTGAGAATGACCCGTCGGCACCCATTGATATCATTGAGATGTTTCCGACGACTGCTGGCGTTGCAAACCCACCCGGGCACATCTCATCTGTGATAACCTTGTCAGTTCTGATCACATAGTCTTTACCAATATCGATAGTGACTCTGTTCAATCCGCTTTGAACAGTTCTGTAATAAATCGTGTCTCTTGCAGGTTTCGGAAGAGTGTCTGAGTCGCCATTGCCTCCTACGAAAGGTGCAAATGCTCCTTCGCATACCGCGGTGTACTTTGTCATTTTCAGATCTGTTGACACAAATCTTCTATAGACGAAATTACTACCGTCAAACCCGAAGTGTTCCCTTGTTGCTATCAGAGGAGCGTCACAAGCGACGACCTTATGGTAGTTTTGAGCATGGTCAAACTTGTAGTTCTGGTAAGACTTCATCCCGCCAGGGATCATGTCTGAGAAGACGACATCAGAAGTTGCAGTTCTTACCTTTCCACTGTCATAGACAATAGTTCCTGCCCCATTCCTTCTGTTCGTGTAGGAGACGTTGTCTTCATCGTACCGATCTTTTGTGAGAGCGTTACCGTCTTTGAAGTCGTCTCCATCGAGGACGGATCCTGTACGGTGACCAATCACCATCATCTTGTAGGCAGTGTCGATATCAACATACCTGCCTCTTGTCGCATCAAAAAGAAAACCGCATAGGGCAGCAACAGCATCCCCTACACGGTACTTATTATCTTGGAGAAATTGCATTCTCGTGTTCCCAATAATTCCGCCTACTGGTGTTGTAGAAAGATTGACGTCAACAGTAGCACTGTCAACAATTTTAACGATCTTCCCAAAGCATATAGAAGGAACTATTGTATGAACTACTTGCAAAGTTTGTCCTCGATCTTTTTAGTACGGATTTTCCACCCTTTTATGAACCTGAGAAGGTTCGAATTACGAACGCAAATCGAGTCATAAAATTCGTTTCTGACCTTAATATAAGTCTTCACCGATGAGTTATCAACGTCAACTACAGAGTTAATGCTTTTGATCGTATTTGGACCAATCTTGCCATCAACAGTAGTTTTTACACCTAGACGAACCAGTGATTCTTGAGCAATTTTGACAGATCTTGACACTCCGCAGTTAACAGCAGTGTCAAACATCATGTAGCCCCATTTTGCAGGCACCTTGTCACATCCAGTTTTCAACCAGTAGAGGTTGTAGTAAATGTCTTCAACCTCTTTTTTATCGATGAACTTAACAGATCTTACCGCAAGCTTTTTGCTTTTACGGTACGCATCGTAAACAGCTTTTGTAATTCCAAGGTTCGTCTCTCCACCTGGGTCTTTAGGGTCGTTTGAATACCCTCCTTCAAACGCCAGGACATCCTTGAGAGATTCATAAAACATAGCTTCCATAGTATTCCTACTTTCTGAACATAGGTCTTGCGACCCCGTTTACCATTTTAACAATTCCGGCAAGGCTTGAGCCTTTGGACATGACTCCTGCTACGCTTTTGGCGCCTGAAGCGACACTTCCAGTCGTGTCAGCAACATTTTTAGACGCTCCGATAGCATTGTCAACAATGCTGCCAACTCCGGTTTTTGTATCTTTAGCCGCTTCAACTACAGTGTCACTTGCTGACACAAGGTTGTCAAAAATCTTCCTTGACCCAGCACCTGCGTTTGCAGCCATATCCTTGACGGCTCCAGTTGCAGACGACACATTACTGAAGATATTATTGATGTTCGACTTGTTGGCAGCTACAGTGTCTTTGGTTGCTGCAACACTTCTGTAGAGACTGTTGCCGGCTCCTATTGTGCCAAGGATAGACGCCGCAGCAATTGCTCTTGACGCAATCTTTTGAGCAGATGCTCTTTTGAGTTCTTGCGCTGCTATTGCGGCTTGTCTGCTCTTGAACAGTTGGTTTGATTCAACGGTATTAGCCATGTTGTTCATCAACACAGACGCTCTGTCTCTGACATTTTTAAAGCCATCGGTTTTGTACGCTCCGTACCCAAGTGCTCCAGCGCCTGTTAAAGCGATCGTGTTTTCAAGATTCTCGTTCATCTTTTTTAATTCCTTTCATTACTGCAACTGACGCAAGGCCTCCAAGAAGAGCTGATGTCGCACCAGCTATCCCCTTGTGATAATTATTGACTGGTACGTTTTTAGGCAAAATAAGCGGGTGCTTCTTGACATACTGCTTCATATTTACAGCTTCATAAACTCCGTTTCCTATAGCTCCGGTACCTAGGCCTATTGCAACTGGAATTGTGTTGTTGTCGAATTTTCCACCTACAACCGCATTTGACACACCGTAACCTCCGATGGCAGCAGCAGCTCCAAGAACTGCTTTTCTTCCAACAGCTTTAACTGGAACATGAGTCTTTGCCCACTCAGCAACAGCTCCTCCTGCGACTCCAGCGCCAACAAATGGAACACTTCTTACAATCTCACCTCTGTAAGTGTACTCCCTGTCTTCGGCAATCTTTTGGAGAATATATTCAGACGCCTTACTCATTTGCCAACCTCTTTCAAAACTTCGAGGAACTTATCATTAAGCTCGTCTTTTTTCTTCGCCATGTCGTTCAAATATACATCAGCACTTGCACCTCTACGGAGTGTGCTTTGGTATCTTCTTACAACAACTTTACGCTCTTTTTCTGGGAGAGCATCGTGAGACTTGTATCGAGCAGCTCTTCCGATAACCTGTCTGATACGGTTATTGTTCCAGTGAGGCTCAAGAACCTGAACCATCTTGGTGCCTTTCAAGTCAAGTCCTTCTGCTCCGGCAGATGAAATCAACAAGGCTTTAGCGGCTCCGCTATTGTAGTCAGCAACAGCCTTTTTACGAACTTCATCTCCGAGAGATCCGTTGAATATTCGATACGGAATCCCGTTTGCATCAAGCTCTTTAGTCATGAGGGACGTACCACTTTTGATGTAATTCGAGTAGACAAGACCTTTGTAGTTAGGATCCTTTTTACTCGCTTCAACCATGTCTATTATAGCTCTTTTGACTTTCGACCCTTCTCCATGATTCCCGAATTTCTGAGGGTCATTCGATGCCTGTCTTGTTGCAGACATGAAAGAGTTTGCAGTCTTGAGCTCTTGTGAAGACAGAGGGATCATGTGCCTTACTTTGAATGCTACCAACGGGTTTGCCGTGTGAGCAAGTGTCTTGTAAAGACGCTCTTGAGGCTTTGTCATTCTAACATCAACATACTCAGTCTTCACTTCAGGAAAGTCTTTCTCTCCACCTGGAACGTAGTGCATTCTTCCTTTGAACGCCTTCTTCAACTCCTTTTTGTTGCTTACAAAATTAGAGTCTCTCGCTCCAAATAGCTTTGCAACGACATTAGGTTTGTGCGTCCCAATGTACCGCTTGTCAAACTCTTTTCTTGACATTGGGATGTCGGAGTTTGGGTCAACGAAGTGGGCAAGCGGGGCGAGGTCTGATGGCCTGTTCACGATTGGAGTCGCTGTAAGACCGATTCTTGTTTTGTGCGATTTTGCTATGTCAAGTATCGCTCTTGATCTTTTGCTTGAAGGTTCAGAAATCCTGTGAACCTCATCAACTATGATCGCGTCGGCTGTAGGTGGAGCTTTTTTCTGCGCCTGGTCGTATGACCCGACATTGTAGTTTTCAGCTTTTACACCGGCCTTCACGATCTCTTTTTTGTAGTTCTCTCGAAGAGATGCAGGGGTTACAACATTCACTTTGTCATACTTGCCTGTTGCAGCAATAGACGTAAAAGTCTTACCTGTTCCGAGACCATGGTAATAGATCATTCCACCATTAAGTCTCTTTATAGCTTCCTTTTGGTGATCTTGCAATTCCATTATAGCATCCCATCTCTTTTTCCACGGGTGTAATTTCCGTTAACAAGCATTGCGTTTGCAACTCCAGCAGCAACTCCTCCGACTACTCCGGTGAGAGCTCCAATACTTCTTGCAGACATTGGGGCTACTTTGGTGACACCAATGCCGTAAAGCTTGGAAATGTCTTTCGCGTTCTTCATCGTTTTTGAGTAGGCGTGAGCTTTGGCAAAGATATTCTTCGCTGTCTCAGCCTTGCTCATATTCAATGTCGCCTTAGTCATCAGTGGAATACTTTTGACATGCTTAGTCATCATTGAAGGGTTGAGAATATCAACCTGAGAAAGAGCTGCGTCTTTCAGATTTTTGGCTACTACAGGATTCTTATCTTTTAGCATTTTAGCTGCTGCCGCTGCTATTAATCCGGTTGTTGCAACAGGAACTACAGCCCCAGATACGAACGCCCCTGCAACATTCCCAGCCCTGCTAGAGTATGGGTTGTCTTTTGCATCATCGTATGTGTAAAAACCGGGGAGAGCCCCGGAAACAAAACTATTCATATTTCACCAGCCTTTTAAGCAAAAATACATTATTCGTAAACGCCGCTGACAAGTCTTGTCATAGGGTTGCCAGAGTCTCTATCAATTTTGCTTTCGTAACCCATCACAGAACCGTCTTGGAACACGTCTTTAAGTCTGTTGTGGCCAAGTCTTCCAATGAAGTCTTTTGACAACGCCGGCTTGCCACCGATACCCATCGCAACAAGGAATGGAGAGTGTTTAATCCCAAGCCCATTCTTATTGAGATGCTCAACAGTTGTAAGAGCTACCGTGTCACCTTTAACATAATCACTTTTACCTGGATCGGTAATTCTTGTTGTATTCGTGATACTTCTTACAATCGTCTCGATGTTTCTCTTATCGAGGTTCCCTTCGTTGATATCACTAAGCTTTTCAACGAGATACTTCTGGGTCTCTTTCATCCCGCGAAGACTTAGAACTTCGTGAGGGTTAGGAGTGCCAGTTGATATCTGCTGGCCTTTCTTAACTTTGTCACCAACTTTTACTTCGGTGTCAACATTTTTAGAAACGTAGTGTTTGGTGCCACTTATCACGACATCAAATCCGCCAACTCCGGACCGGTTCACACTTTCGACAACACCGTCAATTTTTGCCAAAGTTGCTTTGTCTGGAGGTGTTTGAACAAAGCTGAATACTCTGTCCATCTCGTCAAACGCAGAACCGGTATTCACCTTTCTCTTCGCGCTTTTTGCATCTATCTTACCACCTGAGTGGAACGATTTCATCGCAAGGTTAAGAGATGGCTGCGTGATTGTGTGTGCAGATATTACCCCGACATGGTCACCGCGGTTCATTCTACGATTGTTGTCAGAAACTCCATACGACCAAGCTGAGAACCCTTCTCCAGGAGTAGGGTCTGTTAAAGGTGACTGAACATAGATCTTCTTCGTTCCTGTAATGTGGAATTTATTGATAAGAGCAGCATCGATCAGATCGTTTCTCTTCGCAACAACTTTGCCTTTTTTATCAACTGCATCCTGAGCAAGGTATCTGTTTACAATACCTTTCTTATCTGACACTTTGTACTCAACACCTTCAGTATCCATCGGAGCTTCGCTCGCGATACGAGTTTCGTACATTGTGTTGATCATCTTCTTTGTCAGGTACCCTGGCTTGAACGATTGGACAGATTTTTTGATGTTACCACCTCGTGCTCCGTGAGCAGCCGCCCAGTAACCAAAAGTATCGAGACCTTCAGAATAAGAACGAAGGATCGGGATTTCGATAGGATTGTCATTTGCGTCGGCAAGGATTCCTGGGAACATTGCGATGTCAGACGTGTTTCCAATGCCTTTACCTGCTCCTGAGATAAGTGGAATCCCAACTTGCGACTTGATCCCGTGCTTAGAAGCAAGTTCATTTTTAGCTTCTTCTTTTGCCCATGAGAATGCAGATACCACACCTTCTGTTTTTGCTTTCTCCCATGCTTTTTTGACAATATCGTCTCTCTTTTCAGTGTCAACAAGCGTGTCTGAGACGCCAAGTGTGAGTCCGAATTTCGTAATGTAATCATTACCGACTTCCTTAATCTTGTCTGCAAGGTCTAAACCTGTTCCTTTTGGTCCGTTCTCACTGACATCAGCAATCCACTTCTCAACATTTTTCTTGTTGAGATCATGGCCCCATTTATGGAATTTTTCAGGAAGAGTACTGTTGATATCATGCATGATTGCATTGTCGGTTCTCTTGCCTATTTTTACCATGTCAGAGTGATCGATCTTATGGCTTTTTATAGCCTTCTGCATCTCTTCAAGAGTTTTGAACTCGTGAACTTTCCCGTCGCTACCCTCACCTTTTGATGCAAGGTACGCTCCTGCAATCATGTCCATGTCAGGCATGTTAAGAACAGATCCGTACCCGGTCTTAAGCATGTTTACAGACGGAAGCATTGTGTAGGCTTCTTCAAGGGCTTTCTTGCTTACAGGGACGTGGATCTGAAATGTGTCACCATCAAAGTCACCATCAAAGTTCTTTGAGATCACAACAGCTGGAGTCTCAATTGACTTTCCTTTTGTAAGAACAGGATGGAAAGCTGTCATGTTCCACTTGTGAAGAGAAGGTGCTCTGTTTGCAATTATGAGTCTCTCTCCAGCGACAACTTCGCGAGCCTTTTTAAACACACTGCTGTCATCGTCAACTTGTTTTTTCGCATCAAGAGGCTTGTACCCCCAAGATACGAGTTTCTGCATGATAAACGGACGGAAAATGTCTGTCGCCATTTCTTCTGGAATACCCATCTGGTCACCACCAAGAGATGGATTAAGAGTAATGGTAGAACGACCAACCAAGTCTTGACGGCGCTCCATCACCTTGTTCTGGTAGTACCCTTCTTTTGTCTGCTTGTCTCCACCGTCAATCTGAGCAAGGAACCCTTTTTTCTTTTTGATCTTGTGAAGGTATGCAGTTGGTTCAGACAACCCTTGAAGAGCGCGAACGTCTTTGTACAGTTGTCCACGTCCTTCAGCTGCTGTAATGCCAAGAACGCTTTTAGGTAGATCCTTCATAGCATCTTTATGGTCTTCGAGAGCTTTAGAAGTCTGAGCAACCTGCTGGTACAGTTCATTCTCATCAGCGATGATAACGGTACCATCCGCTCCCATCTGGATCATTGGTCTGAACTTTGAAGGAGTGACAAGTACTTTGCTTATCATAAGATCTTTTGCTTCAAGACCGTTCTTTTTAAGCCCTTTGATGTAATTCATCTTACGGTTGAGCTTATTGAGATCAGCAGTGCTATGGGTTAACTCAGACTGTTTTTTAGCCTGTTCATACTCCTTATCAAGATCTATGTTTTTCAACAAGCTCTTAATAGCTTCGTTTGCAGTGTACCCATCAGCGTGTCCTTTTGAGACATTTTCACCGGTCTTCTTGCTTATGAACTGAGTCCCTTCAGCGATTGCTTCGAGTCTGCTCTCTGGCATCTCAAGAATCCCGGCGACTGCTTTCGCTGTTATCGGATTAAGAATACTCTCAGGAAGTTGGATGTGAGAATACTTGTCACCTCTCATACCTCCTACAATTTTCGGATCGAACAATCCACCATTTACAGGCTCAAAGTTCTTTTTACGATAAGTCTCAGTTGGACGAGTAAGCTCGCCGGCAGAGATCTTCATGATATCTTCATCGGTCATAGGCTTCATCGTGAAAGACTTGCCTTTACGCTCGATATTTACCCCCGCTCCTTTCGACATCGCAAGGAATTTATCCCATACGAAAGCAGGGCTCTTAGGAGTAGGGGTAGGTATGCCCATTTCCATGTTTCGCCAATACTCATCATTCCGCTGTCCTTTAACTCCGAATATCTCCTCAAGGTTTGCAGTTGCACCTCGGGCAAGGAGAGCCGCTGATTCCATTCTTCCGACGTTTTTGCCACCATGATGCCCTCCGCTTGATGCCTGTTCATTTGAGTCGTACCCACCTCTGTATCGAGATGAGAACTTGTGATCGATAGTGTGCTCAAGCTTGAGGATGTGAGACACGCCATTAGCGATCTCACTCTTGAAAGGCTTCCCAGTCTCTGGGTTGATCAACTTGTCTTTATCTGAAAGACCGTTCTCCTTTAGAGCTCTCATAACTTTTCTTGAGTTATCTGTGTCTTCGAAGTTGTGAATTTCATACTGTTTACCGGTTTTCTCGGCAATTTTACCAGCAGCATTCTCAAGGAGCTGAGAAGTGTTGATTCGGTTAGACACACCGATCGGTGACATTGTAAGCTCAATATGCTTACCGGTGACCGGGTCAAAAGGCATCTGGTCATCAGGAAGAATTTCCGAGATGATGTGCTTGTTACCGTGGAGTCCAGCGATCTTGTCAGCCTTCTTCATATCCTCTTTTGTCTTCACGTTCACAACGACATTGTTACCGTGCTTAGTCACGCTTGTAACAATTCCAACGTGGCCTTTATCCCATTTTACTGAGTTGTTAGCCATGTCTCTTTTGAGCTGCTTATCAAGTCTTCCTACAGCGATATCATCAGCAGTTGGAGCTACTGGTTCCATGTGAGCAATGAGAATATCTCCGTGTTCAACCTTTTGGCCCACTTTGATAATTCCGTTTGCATCGAGCTTTGCCATTGTCTTTGAAGAAGTCTCTTCAGGATAGTAAGCGGCAAATTTCTTCTTGTCGAAAGTACCACCAGAGCTTCTTCTTGCTTTGAAGTCATACATGTGCTGCGACTGAAGCTTTTTAGCTCCAGACTCACTTATCACTGCTGAGTCTTCATAGTTCCATCCGCGGTAAGGCATGTAAGCAACTCGAAGGTTTGCTCCGAGGGCAACGTGGCCATCTTTCGTGAAGTTATTGTCTGCAAGAATCTGGCCCTTTTCAACTTTGTCACCAATCTTAACGAGCGGGTCATTGTTCAGGAACGACTCTGAGTTAAGTGAGAAGTTGTGGTACAGTTGAATCTCATGACTCTTACCGTCTTTTCCTTTTATCACCATAAGCTCGTCAGTCAAGTTCTCTACGACTCCATCAACAGGAGACTTTGGAACCGCGATCGAAGATCCGAGAGCTTTTGAAAGCGACTTCCCGTTCCCTGCCATAATGTTGAACAGCGGTTTCTCTCTGTTCGTAAGAGACACTGACTGCTCCTGCATTTTCGAAGCGGTAAGACCACGGTTACCTTGGATTGAGTCAAGGAAAGGAATGGACGCAGCAGCGGTATCAAACATGAACTCAGATGAAGGGATCACATAGTCAACTTCGGAAGCGTCAACAGTGGTCATTTTACCCTTATGGATTACAGACACTTTTTTATTCTTCGGCTTACCATTAGAGTCAAACTGGTCCGGAAATGAAAGGTACTTACTGTACAGTTCAGAAGGAGATTTCATCTCTTTCTTCCCGCTCTTGCGGTTGATAAAAGTACTGTAAGGTGTACCTTCTACAACGACAGTACCATTGGAAAGGTGCTTAGAAATACCGATACCTCCACCTTCAGGTGTGTGCAAAGGATCGACAAATCCGGCTTCGGTGTTCGACAGAACACGCATACTATCTGTAATCGCGTTTGCCGATCCAATACCGCCTTCTCCCATAGGAGTGATTTTCGTTGATTCACCAATGATCGACATGATGTTCGTCTGGTTTGGCGGGTTGGAGATCTGAGATCCTGTGATCACTCCCTCGATGTAAGGACGGAACATCTGCGATGAGATGGAAGAGTTGATCTTCCCGGTTTTCCCGAGCTTGTGAGCGATATTGTTCGCGATTTGTTTCGAGCTTTTTACGAGTCGCTCTTTGATGTGAGTTTCGATCCCTACGATGTTCTTGAACATGAGAGACTCGCGGTCATCTTCATCTTCAACTCCACGGTTGATATCGATGATTTTCTTTGACGCATCGAGTATTGCGCTTCCGTTCACTTTGTCATAAGCTTTTCCAAGAGTGATCGATGTTACCTCTGGATTGAGTCTCGTGTCAAAAAGTCGCTCTTTTATTGCGGCTGAAAGGTCGGCAAGCTTTTCGTCTTTACCAGACTCTTTCCCGAACACCGCGCTGTAAAGCTTTTTGATATCTCTCTCTTCATGGCGTCCGTACATTCTCTCGTTCTCATCTAGCACTTCCTTGCCCCATTTAGCCTCAAGGTCACGCGATGATACGCCTAGAGCTTTTAACGTGCTCAGAAGGGGTATCTTCTTCCCGCCGTATCTCATGCTGAAAATCTTCGACTCTGGTTCAAAGTCGATTCTGAAGTCGTTATTGAAACCGCGGTCAAAGTCAACGGTTTTATCAACGTTGAAATAAGAACTGATCTCACCATTGCTTTGAGTCTTTGTATAAACTCCGGACTTGAGTCGAGGCTGCATACTTGTCTGGTATTCGTTACCTTTGATCAAGTAAGTCATTCGATCGGTCACCTTCGGTATTTCTGCGATCTTAACGCCGAGTGCAGTGTCAATAACTTCACCGGTCTCTTTGCTGATAAGCTTCAGGTCAGCTCTGATTTCGTCAGAAAAAACTTGCTGCTTGTCTGCGATGTCTTTTTGCTTAGCCAGATCGTCATGCTCGTATTTTTTAACTACTTCTACATTATCTGCAACAAGCTTAATTTTATCATTTTCAACATTATTTAAAACATGATTAACAGTGGTTGACACTGTAGCGTTCATCATTGTGTTCTGACGCTTGTCGTAGCTCATCTGGGCGAGTTGCGCTAAGATCTTATCTTGCATATTTACCTCCAAGTATGGCTTAAAATACAATCTGCATAAGCGTTATGTTTCTCGAATTTCTGGTATAACTACAATGAAGAAGAATTACATGGTGTTATTATTCTATCAAGGAGCTTGTATGAATACAGCAGTAGTAGTATTACCGAACCGGAAAATTAATGTCACATTGAAATATGATGGCACTTTTTGCCAGCTTTTCCTTGACGGATTACAACCACGATTGTACTCGTGGACAACCAAGAGCACGCCACTGCTCGACAAAGATTGGTGGAGCGTCCTTGGGGAGATAGACCGGAAGAGTGGTTGTAGCGAAATGACAGACCCTGGTAATCTTGACGCTGCCACGCTAAGAGATGCGGTAAGAGAGGTGTTCAAGCTCCATTCTGAAGAGGAGAAGTGGTGGTCAGTCGGTTTCGACGGTGTGTTTGGGGCTGGTGACTGGGGTACAGATCCGGTTCCACATAGTTCCGGGATTGCAATATTCATGTACAAAAAGGACGCTGAAAAATACTGCCAAACTGAATTTTGTTCCAATGATTAAGGTGTGTTTTCCAACAGAAAAGGAGGTGATGCTATGCCATTAGAAGACATCGCAATTGCGATTAACTAAGGCAACATCACCACACTCAAACGGCGTCACACTTAATCGTGTGGCGCTATTTTTTTACCCGTAAAGGAGGTTGTTCATAATGAGAAAAGAGATAGTTTCTTTGTACGAGAAGTACGGAGTTGACATCGATAAAGTTTTGGTTGAAGATGCGTTCAATAAACGTGTCGTTGCAAAGGTTTTTGAACCGGTTCCAAAAGTTCCTGAATACAAGTTTTTTAACAGTGTTGGGAACAGGTTTAATTACTAAATATTCAAAAAATGAGAAACAGTATTTGATTTTAGATCTGAACGCGAGAGAGGCCGTTTAAGGCCATTGATTTTATTTTTTGCTGCCTAGGTATGTGTTTTTACTTTAACCGATGCTCACGGCCCTCTCTCGAAGTCTGAGAGTGTTTGCAAGTGTCTCAAGGGATGGTCAAAATGAATTTTAAAAAGAAATACGCAGAGCTCGTATCGCTGTCAGGAACTCGTGAACAGGTCACAGAGCTAGTTCGACACTGCTTGGCAACGAACGAGGCCGTCATGAGCCCGGCAGACCTGTTCAACGCCGCAACGATCATGCAGTCGATTGCGTCTGGAGAACATTTCGATTTTTACGAGATGGTCAAGTCAGCGATCCTGTTTGGGTTTGTCGAATCCGATTTTGACGGTCTGAGTGGCGATTTTGTCGATTACCTAAAAATGTTTTATAGTTAACGAGCTGTCAATGAAGGCGTAAATTACGAAACATACAGTTTATCTGCTTATCGTGTGCACGGTTTTTAAAAGTTTGTGTGGCGGTGTGTGGATGGGTGTGTATGTGTGTGAGGCGATGCGGATGTGCAATGTTATGCACCATGTAAGCATAGATATACAGTATATATTATATATTATATATTACTATGTAGATATCTATATATTATATATAAGAACTTCTTATGATGTCTATAGCAAAATCCATGCCAAAAAATAATCAACGACTTAGGTGCTGTTTTGTGATTTGAAAACGACTTTTTTCTATTAAAACACTTAACCTTCTCGGTGTCAATTTTCTCGATTTCATTGAAAAAATGGCCAAAAAAGATTTTTCTATACAAATGTACAGTACTTTTTGCGTTTTTCCTATTTTTGAAAAACCCCATTTTCGGTCATTTATTTTTGCTTGTACAGTATTGTACAGTATACCCAATTTTTACCTGTACAGTACTTTTTATAACCGACACTATTTTGGTATACTTAAAAAGTGTGACGGTAATATCACTCAATTTGCGTGATATTGCAATCACACTTTCAACTGTGCAATAGTTACATTAGGTCACACATGTTCTTTTTTGAAGTTTATTGGAACAACAACATTGATAAGGTTTACAAAATTTACGGGTCTGAAAGACCAGGATTGAGGGTAATAGTGTCAAAAGAAGAAGGCCAAAAAAATGCTTTTCAGAAGTTTATCGAAAGCAAAAGGCAGGTAAAGGATGAGCAGGAAAGAATCCCTGTAGAAGAAGCAAAGGAGCTTGCTCTAAAGAGTTTCCCTAAGCACACCCCTAGACCGAACCAGGTAAAGGCTATTAATGAGGCGATCGACCTTGTTTACAAAGGTAAGAAGTTCATCATTATAGATGGCCCTGTAGGATCAGGTAAGTCAGCTATTAACTACGCTCTTCTCAAAACGTTTGGTGGAGGTGCTTATATCACCCCATTCAAACAGCTACAAGACCAGTTAATGCGTGAGGAGTGGCCAACTCTCCACAACATTAAAGGTAGGAATGCCTATACATGTAATCACGCGAAGAGCCTTGGTCGTCCTGATATCTCTTGCGGGTATGATGGGTACGATATTCAAATGTGTAGAAACGATGACACGACGAAAACAGTGGGTGATTCAAAAGAGCTTGAGAACATCATAAAAGGTGTTATCAAGAAGTATGGGTTCAATCCGGTCGAGCTTGAAAAAGTGAGCGGATTCTCTGACAAGCTCATTAAAGAGCGACCAGACATTTTCAAGGAGATACTGTCAGGTGACAATGATCTTTACGCCGAGATTGGGTGCTCTCACTCAGAGTGCGAATGTCCTATCAAATCTCATCGTGCGATCCTGAGAAACTCTAACGTGAAGGTAATGAATCCTGATGTTATGCTGCTTCTTGGAAAGGTGTATGATGAGGTCAGAAATCATGAGATTCTCGTTTATGACGAAGCTCATAAGATAACTGACGTAATTCATAGAATCTTCACAGTTGACGTTCCTTACAAGGAGTTCACTGAAAAGCTTGGTGTCGATGTTTTCCATGGGTCAATCCACCCAGAGCTTGCAACAGAGCTTTACAAGGTGACATCGAGAATGGCTGAGGCAGCAATGTACAAGCTGTTCACAGCAAAAGATCAGGGGTCTCTTCTGATGAACCTGCTTTCTGGCGATGCAAAGCTTGCTGGAACTCTTAACGGGAAAATGCCAAGAGAGTATATCGAGGATCATTTGAACGGTAGTCCAAACATGTTCAGTAAAGCGTTCTTCGATGGTGTAGAACCTATTCATAGAAAAGAGATTTCGAAAATGCTTCACCATGTTGAGATGGACAACCTTCCTCACATTAACGAAGTGTTTGAATCGATGAGCAAAACGATTTTCAATTACTCAGACAAAGGGGATTACATTGTCAGCCATAACAAAGCAAAGTATGAAGAGCTTAGACTCAATTATCTTAGCGGTAAGCGTGGTGACCTGGTGGATTGTATTAGGTTTACTCCTTACAATATTGGGAAGCTGATGAATAAGTTTTTCTACTCGAGCTCAAAGATCATTGTGTTAAGCACTGGTACTTGGATTGGGTGGGAGAGCACTTTGAGAGAGATCGGCGTACTCTACGGAGATGATAGTCGCGAGAAGATTGGAGCTGTCAAAATCGAATCTACATTCGACAAGGCAAAGAGACCGATCAAAGCCGCGGACAAGACGTTTGACATGTCAAGGAAGGACCAGAATGGGAAGTATCTTTACGAGTCGAACTGTAAAAAGTTCGCAGAAATTACTGCCGGAAACATTGACGAAGCCATGACACATGGCAACGTGCTTGTTCACTGCAATAGTTTTAAAATCGTGAAGCTTCTCGCGGAGAATTTGCCTAACTATGTTCCAGGTAAATTCGTCTTCCACTTGAACGACAACTCTCCATTGAGAAATGGTCCGACTAAGCAGTTTATAAAGCCTTTTACAAAAGAGGCAGCTCTGAACCAGTCACTCGGAAAAGGTGTTGTGATATTCTCCCCATCTCTTACAGAGGGGGTTGACTTCAAAGGCGATCGCGCGAGAGCTCAGATCATAGTTAAAAGCCCGATACCTTATATGGGCGATCCGTATGTGAAGAAGCGTTTGTCGAATGATCCAACATTCCTTGACAGGATAATCTGGATGAATGTTATTCAGATGTACGGTCGTGTGATGCGGTCAGATGATGATAGTGGTCTTACAATTATACAGGATGTCAAGCTCATTGATTTGATCAAGAAGAGTAAGGATCCTGAGTTTATTAAAAAATTTAATCTCAAGTATTTTATGGAGGGTTTGGTATGAAAGAGTTTATTGGAAAACTTAAAGAAGATCTTAGCGTTAGAGCTGCTATTGCTAATGCACTAATGATCGACCAGACTGAGTATGTCTGTGAAATGATGTTGCTCGATGGAAGAAACGCCAGCGCGATAGTTGACTGGAATGTAGAAGCTATGTCTGATGAGTGTGCTGCGATGTTATTCATAGCATCAGAGATTCCACAATTAGGCAGCGTTAGACCAATCGAGCTTGTTAGAATGGCATCTTACATAGCTTCTGATAACCATACTATGCTTACTGATCTTATGTCAAGCAAGGATTCTAACTTCCCGGTTAATACAGAGATTGGGAAGAAGATAACAAGATACAGAGATCAGAAGTTCATTAACGAGAAGCTGCTCGATTTTGTGTCTAAGACTAAACCAGAAGGCCCTTCCACTAACTATGATGAAGCAGTCGAGTCGATTGAAGCTGTAATTGAAGAGTTCCTTAACAGCATGGTTATGGAGTACGGGATTTCACCGGTTGAGAGCGCTGGTTACATTGCAAAATGTATGATAACGTCGTCAATTGGCCCAAGAGTGTGTGAAAATTTCCTTACTCTTCCTGGAGGCGCCGGCGCAAGTCTCTTGCCTCCTTTTAAAGATATTGAAATGGTCGAAGGACTGGGAAGGTCTATCATAAATGCGCTTAGAGATAATCCAAACTCATAATGGCGGGTCTGCCGCTTATGAATTTGGTGGCAATGGCCAGGCAATCATAATATCTAATGGAGGCGGCTTCGCGCTGCCTGCCATTTCTGTGTTCGATAGTGTTAATGGTAGACACGCCCTTCTTCCATTCAACCCCGGGTTCCATGTTACAGCAAGTGACGGGTACAAAGTGGTTGTCTACAGGTTGGAAAGCGACTTCACTCTCGAAGTCGTGTTTGACGGAAACTCATGGGTAGGTGAAAGGCCAAAGGCTATCGGTCACTCGATAACCGCGGCTATTCACATGGCTCTTGAGAAGGAGTGCTCTACTCCGTATTACACTAAGCACAACATTAAATCTATGATGGAAAGAGATGTGAACAAATGGCAGTTTTAGATAGCGTCTCTGTTGTTTATATGAAGGCCAACTCCGTAGAATTTGCAGAGAGATTGATAAGAGACACTATCGATAAACATGCAATTTTTACAACATTTAAAGTTGGTGATAAAGTACTTTGCAGAAACAGTGACACAGAAGGCACTGTTGTAGATGTAAGAGGTATGATGGTGCTTGTTGATACCATCGGAACTATTGACCCTGGAGAGCTTGAGCATGTATAAGACGTACAAAGACGCCAAAGGTATTGAGTATGTTGTGGATCGCTTCGGGCTACCAAAAAAGGGCGAGTTTTTTCTGAGTGGTGCAATTCCAGAGGTATACAAAGCGCCAAACGATTTAACAGTAAAGTATTGGGTGTTGAGAAGGAAGAATGTTAAGCGAAAACGCAGTTAAAATGTCTCACGAAGTATTCGTAATAAGAGACAAAAGATTAAGAAAGAGATACGAGGTTAGTGATGGAACTAAAAGTTGGAAGCGTTATATATCTGATGTCAAAAGACCTCCCAGTGTGCAAGGTAAGGATAGCTTGTGTTCTTAAGTCTGGATACAAGACTTATGACGGAACAAAGATTAAAATAGCTTCGTCAGATATGTTCATAGACGAAAGAGGCCTTATTTACAAGTACATTGAAGACGGCGTTAGTGACAGTGAGATCGAAGCCAACAACATAAAAGCTTTCAAATGCACAAGTCATGGACATAGTGATAAACAGTGGAAATTCTGTCCTGATTGCGGTAAAGAGATTCACAGAACAGAATACTGTTCTTGCGATGAATTTGAAAAACTAGGGTTCTTGTCAACTGTTACATTGGAAGGAACTTTGTTCGATGGATCTCAACAGGATTCTATTGAAACAGTTCCTATTTCGTTCTGTTCATTCTGCGGAAAGCACGTTAAAAAGACTTCTAATGGATTTGTAAAAAGGTGGCTTGAATGAAGCACATTGTAAGCATCGGCCCTTATTATGTAACAAGCGAAAGAAATTTTACAGTTGTAACTTTGAACAAAGGCGAGGCACACAGGTTTGATAATGTTGAATCAGCGAATGCTGTGTGCCTAAATAAAAACGGAGCGAAAGTGGAGGAAGTGAATGGTTAGAATTGATATCTGTCCTCAATCAGTTGGGGTTATGGATGCATTCAGAGGTGCGGTTACAAGTGATGGTCTGACTATTGTTGGGATAGCAGGAGATGTTAAAACTGCTCCATTCCTTGTTGTAAAAAGAGAAGGCTCAAACAAGATAGAGACGCTATGCTCTAGCTTTATTGTAGATGAGGATTACGACTTCAACATCTGCAAAAGTGTTCCCGGATTGCAGAGAGGACAGCTTTTTATCGACCTTTATCACTGGATGGAAAGAGTATGAGACTTGTAAATCAAATCTGTGACTCATCATGTGTTGCAGCAAGCATTGCAATGGTAACCGGTGAAGATATTGAGACAGTTCTAAAGATCTGCCCGTCTCCGGCAAACAAGCGTGATGAAGTTGAAGCTCTTGACAAGCTTGGGTTCTTCAGTCAGCAAGAGGAATACAATGAACTTAACTATGGCTACAAGTACGTTGCCACTGTTCCTTCATTGAACAATCATGGAGGCCTTCATTGTATCGCGATCGATGCTAGAGATTCCGAGATAAAAGTGTTTGACCCGAACTTCGGTATCGAGGGTAAGAAGTACTACGAAAAGATAGAGGACGTATGTTGGGCGAGCTTGACAAGGATTGTGGGCTGACATACACATGACACGATGACTATGATTGTCCTGACTCGTGTGGTGACTTCAGCTTGACACAGTTGAAAGATATTTTACCTGAGCACATTTACGAAAAACTTTTACTTAATGATGAGGTGGATGAAGATGGATACCATATCACTTGCTACTGAGGTTTTGCAAAACTACCCGGAATATTCAAGCCATTGGATCCGGTGTGTTGGTTACGATTACGAAAATGGCTCTTACGATTTCCGTCACGAAAACCGGGAAGGTGTTATTGTAGACGCAACAGTTACTGCTAAAGAGTTTGCAAAAACAGTTGAAAAGTTCATTGAGATGGTGGAAACAGACCAAATCTTCTTGTACGGAAATTATGACTACGAAGACCCTTGTAGTTGGGACTCTGAGGTGCTTGACACTTGTATGCAAATTCACTTATTCAATGAGGTTATCTTTGGGTAAGAAGGTCTTCTTTGAATTCATCCCGAAGATAGCGTTCAACAACAGAGTCTTCACAAATGTGTACGGAGTTAACTACAGAATGATAACACTCCCGTTCCTTTCGATTACTATCGACACATCAGGTGGATTGCGAGATCTATTCGTAGGCCTAATCCTTAACCCTGACGCTGCCGAAGAAATCCTTACAAAGAGATCGGCGAATGCTATCAAGATGGTCGATAAAGACTATGCAATTTACATGGAATCGATAGCAATGCTTACGACTGAAAACGAAAGACTCCTCAAGGAAAATGAGGAGCTTTTGAGAACTTTGAACAATCTATCATACTCTGCAAGAAATGTGGTTTCTGTTATTGAAAGCAATATGCAGGAATAACTATTATGAAGGCTACTTTTTAAACTATTAAAAAAATCCATGGAGGATTAAGATGAATGTTATTGTAACGATGAATGGTGTCAACTCCGTACTTCACACTGATGAGGCAGTGATAAGAACGAGAGCATTTACAACAACAAAAAAATGTTTCCTTTTCGGAAAGAAGTTCTACAGAGATGGGCTTCCGATGAATATCGTCATTCACTCAAATGCAATCATAGTCGAAGAAGAAGATTGTATTGAAGAATTAGAGTCAAGCCCTCTTCCACTTCATGGAAAGGTAAAATCCCATATCGAGGAAGACTACGAGGAAATTATATGGAGCTAACCCGTATCAAGCGACCTGAAGGTTACACAGGTAAAGACTACCTTTTGTACCCAGACATGGTAATGCACCATGACGAAATAATGTCGATAATCCCGAACATCAAAGCGCGGCTTTACCTGGTAAAGAAGCGTGCCGAACTCGGTGGATCACTCTCGTTCTTCCTCGACCTTCTAAGAGTTGGAAAAGGAATGTACATAGCTAAAAAGGGTGAAGACAAGGTCATTTGCCCAGATGGTTCAGTTGTTGATTGTAGCGACATGGAGGTGTCACATGCTTGGTCCAGTATTGAAAACCTGGCTGCCAGGGGATTATGGGCTGCAGGTAACGAGAAGGCAGGCGGTAGAAGCTTGTAGCCAGGCTTCAATCCCTGGCCTGATATCAGTTAGACTCGAAAAGATAGTCCGATCAAAGGATTATAGCGTTTGTGGAGATGAGATCTATGTTACGGTAAGATTTGATGAAGAAGCTATTGATAAAATATTGGCCGAGCACGAAAGCGCTTGGTCTTTTTTTATTAAAGAGCGGTACACAAGTTGTGACGGGTTCGCATCGTATTACTCGAACGATATAAGAGACTGGGACGACTGGGCTGGCCACAAGCATAAGTGTGGGCAAGTAATTTGTTTCGTAAAGGAAGTTGTCGATGAAATGCAAAGACATGGACCAAACAGTTCCAATGCCGCCTGATGTCAATATTGACATAAGCAGCCCTTTTCTTAGGAGGGAAGAGGAAACGTTCCGAGATATTTTTCACATAAGGTTCACGAGAGGTAACACAAAGACCTTCTCGATTGAATTTGGGCAAAGTATTAATGATGGTAGCTTGTTCTACATGAAGACGATTGATCTTTTCGATGGCTCAGCGATCAGAAGACTTATTGATGCTGGGAAATTCAGAAAAAGCAGGTACTTCGGAAAGATCTTCAAGCTTAATGGAGATATGCTCTGTGACTCAAATAAGAGGTTGAGAAACTGGGGTACAGCGATTGGAGAGATGGTCAGAATACCGCCTAAGACGCCAGGCCTTAGAGATATTGTGTCGTGCTTACAGTACTGGGATCCAGGTAAATTCGAAGACTTCTGCTCAGAGTTCGGGTACGATAATGACTCGATAAAGCACCTTGATCTTTATAGAGTTGTCAACAAGTCGTATATCGATATGAAAAACTTTTTCACTCCGGCAGAGTTAACTGCATTGTCTTAGTTTGCGTCTGAACTGTAATATTGCCCGGTGTAAAATCCGGGCTTTTTAAAAGGAGAAACATGAAGAAGGTTAGTGAATATCTTGCTATGTTAAAAAAGCATAGTATTCAGTATGCTTGTAATGAGATGGGATACGATATGGCAGCGGACTTTTTTAAGTACCGAAGCTTCGATTCCCTTGTTGAATGTGATGCGAAAGCTACGAAGTTCTCAAAGCACAGCAGAGACATAATCCCTGG